GATATAGTAGTTACTTATGTGCAGGACAACGGTAAGGAAATGGAAGACGAGATGTTTGGAGAATGGTTCCTTAATTAAAAAATTGATGCGTTGATAGGGTTATCGCATCAGGTATAAGCAGGCGTAACTTAGCGTTGCGTCTGCTGAATACTCCCCCAAATTATTATTCACATTTTAATATACACCACATGCGCATTGTAATGAATACTATTCTGACACAAGAAGAAGAACAAAACCTTCGCAAGCATTTTGCCCGAAGAGTAGACACAAAGTACAAACCTAAAACCATGAATGCTATAATAGCTAAGGTAAATGAGATCCGTATAGGACAGGCGTCCATTAATGACTGGGTAAATAATTCTACCAAAATAGTTACTTGGGGAGTTTACATAGAGTTATGGTCGTTATTTGGACGGTACGTTTCGTGGGATGCAGAGTAACTCCTGCATTTTACTACTTTCAAAATATTGTTTACCTTTATAACCAAATTAAAAATAAAACAAAATGAAAATTAAATTTAACTTTTGGACATTAATGATTCCTGCATTGCTGATATTCAGCGAGTGCAAAAAGCCAGCTACAACAACTCCTGCTGCACGAACATCTACTCCAACAAGTACAGCAAGCACTACAAATAACGTAGCAAGCGCTCAGGCGTGTTTAATCGGGACTTGGTATCTTGATAGCTCGTGTTATTTCCAAAACGGAGTGTCCAACCAATCCATGAAGACAGTTCCTACCGCGACCGCTCAACCAATATATACTTTGGTAAGCACTCCTTATGGTGCCGCATCTCAACCTGAAATGCAGGAAAGCTCGGGAACTGTGGGAAACGCTCAAACCGCAGGTTTTTGGTATGTATCTGATATTTATTATGCATTAACAGGCAGATTGTTTTTAGAAAGCACAAATGGAGTTATGAGCGAGTACATATTAGCACTAACCGCGCACTCTCTTGTGGTATCAGGTTCTTACGGGGCTGTGATGCAAAATCAAGTTTATTTCTTTCATAAATGATGCGACTTGATGACGATATTGTTTCCAAATTGCGGAAGGAAGCGCGTGGAGCTACCGTATTATTCCTGACAGTATGCGGTATAGCTATATGCTTGTTGGTATGGATAGTGGATCAGTATACATAAGTTCTTTAAAATATTGGTAGATGCCTTATTCCGCGAGGGTAGGGAAGACGATGAAAACCCAAAAGTAATCGTTGTTTTGAACATCTACTGATACATTAGGACGCCGAGAATACGCAAATAATCGGGACGTTGAAATGACAACGCTAATGGAGTCCGGGCTGACCGACGGAAAGACGTCCCCCTTCGGGGCTTAACTAAAAACAAAACACATGATAGCAACACCGGAAAGTCGGCTTGAAGCCGCAGAGAAAGAAATAGAGAATCTCCACAACCAATTGAGAGTGCAAGAAGTTAACATTCGAAGAATTGTTGAGTTTTTCAACGACACCCGCATTGATATGGACGAAAAAGGACACGTAAAAACAGGAGCGCACAGATGAAGACAGAACAAGAATACTTAGAGCAGATGCCTTTGCTTAAATTTGGACAAGAGGTATATGCTATCCCCTTTGGTAAAATAGCCACTGTTTACGCTTATGATAGAGACGGGTATTGGTATCTAACCATAATGGGTGATACAAACAGAGTACACATTGATAAAATTAAACTTACAGAAGATGGAAAAAATTGAGATAGTTTACAAAGAAATTGAATACATAGTAGAGGGGGATTTTGATGCTGGGGAGCCTGAAAAAAGGACACTAAGCGACGGGTCTCCCGGGTACGAAGGTTCCGCTCCTTCATTCTGGATAACCAAAGTAGTACTTGCAGATGACGGAACAGATGTGACTGAGCATTTAAACACAAAGGATTTTGCCGAGATTCAGGAGATTGTATTGCGCGAGTTTGAAGATTAGAAAAGTAGTAAAAGTTTTAAACAATCAATTTTTAATTCAAATTTATTAATAATTTTATACCGGAGAAGTATGGAAAAGAAAGTCATTTGCAGTGGATCACTGTCAGCAGCCGAGCAATTATTCGCAGGAAAATATCAATCACAACAAAGTCAGGAGATGTCTCCTTATCAAAAGCAGTTATTCAATAGCTGCTTAAAAGGATTTCAAGCTTATACAACGCATGAAGTAGCTTGTATGAGTACCTCAGACCGTAAGACGATTATGTATCGCTACGGGCGCACAAAGCAAATCTTAAACGAAATGCGTCAGGTTATGGTTACGAATACTATCAGCACTTTATTTGGAAAGTTGTTCCCGGCGGCGCGAGGAAATTCTCTCTCGCTGTTAATGCAGAACATTACGGAACCTCGTATGACCACAAGAGTTCCTCTACATGTACCTAAAGAAGCGTTAATTCGTAGGTTGGTGGCGGAACACATACTTCCTGAAAACATATTTAATATAGCAGCATGATACTCGACTTAAAACCAATACAGGACTGGGTAGATACTTTTAGAAACAATACTAAAAACAAAACAAAAATGACAACATCAAAACAAGAAGCCTTAGAGCGATTAACAGCAATAGAGGTTGAACAAAAGAGGCTCCGAGCAATTTTAGAAGCTCCAGATAAAAAGGAGAAACCAACTACGTTAAAAGAAGCGTGTATTAATCAAGGAGTAGAGTATGGAGACTTTTTAGCAGAGTGCGCTAAACTACCAAGAGATGAAAGCGGATACAAAAAGCTAAAACTTATTATTAAGGATGTTAGAAGTAATTGGATTCCTGCTTTAGGCAATAATTGGTATTATCCTTATCACAAACGCACCCCTTCAGGCTGTGTCTACGACGATTGTGGCTTTGGTATTGGTTGCTACGGTTCGGTTGGTTCTTCCCTCGTTTTAGAAAATTCAGCGGATGCTGAATATGTAGGTAAAACTTTTGAAGCTGAATACACTGAATATTACAATGTAAAATAATGATTAAACAGGTTGTATATCGCCGAACTAATATCACCATTGTTAGTAGCATAGCCCCTTCAGGCTATGTCTACAACAATTGGAACTATGATAATGATAACTACAATTCAGTTAGTTCTTCAAATTGCTCATTTAATAAACAGTGCGATATAAACCCTACTGAAAAGTAAAAAATAAATAAAGCACAAAGAGGCGCTGGTAGTTGAAGAAGAGCCGAGGAAAGCAAATGAACAAATGATTGCAAAGAAGAAAATATGTTTTTTTTGTTCTACGGAACAATTCATCTGGAAAAATGTCGAAGGAAAGAAGGCGTGTAAATCTTGTTGGGCGAAACATCCTAAGAGTAAATCTAAAGCAGCAGGACAAGTATCTGCTCGCCCGCGTCAACCGATTAAGCAATTTTCTGACAAAAAAACAAAGGAGAATGCTCTGTACAAGATACTAAGGGACGCATATCTTAAAAAGCATCCCCAATGCGAAGCCGCGATTGTAGGAATTTGTTCAAGACAACCTTCAAATCAGGTCCACCATCGCCGGGGGCGTAACAAGTACCTTCTTGATGAAACGACGTTCCTCGCAGTGGAGGATAACTGCCATCATTGGATTGAAACCCACCCTGAGCAAAGTTACGAGATGGGATTCTCTGAATTACGTTTAAAAAACTACGAAGATGGAAAATAACGAAGAAGAATTTAAACCGGATATTCCGTTCTCTGAAGAGGAAGCTAAAGCAATTGCGGGAGACAACGGACTGTGGAAACGCCTACAAAGAGATTACAAAGAAGGACGGACACATTTAACAGACGAAGATTTAGCGCGGTTTATGCATGAACTTCGTGTAACAAGAAAAACAAAAGAACTATGAGTGACCATTTTAAATTAGAGATGTCAATAACCGAACTGGTTGCGTACATCAAAAGAACACCAAAGAAATTCGAACAGGAGCTTCCTGATAAGTTAGAGAAGTACATCCAAAGCAGGATAATCCCCGTCGCGACCTTAGAACGTAAGATCTATTCAAACGAAGAGGTTGAAGCGGCGTTATCCAAAATGAAAGCCTCACCCCTCATCCCCATACAATCTCCTGACGAACAACTCAGAACAAAGATAGCAACATCCATTATGGTAAAACATGCACCACATGCAGCTATGAATATGGAACTGTTAGCAGATTACTGTGTAGAAGGGGCGGATGAGCTTATAAAAAGATTGAAGCGATGTTGACATTTGTTATACACGATATAGCAAACAAGACGCGGGAGTTGTCCTTCAAAAAGGAATTCGCCGAGCAAAATATTCAGGAGTACGAGGTATTTCCTGCTATAATGATTCCATCCTTCGCGAGAAAAGGCATCAGTTTATCCCATAAAGGTTGCGTGCGTATTGCGAAAGAGCGGGGAGAGCCTTGGGTGTGCATATTAGAAAACGATGTTTGGTTCCCACAGAAAGGTGCTTTTAAGCGGTTTTTAGATATATTCGTTACCGAAGTACCCTCTGATGCCGATCTGTATCTGGGGGGCGGATATAGCGGAGAATTTACCCCTATAACTCCACGACTTGCTGTGGGAAAAGGAAAACATGCAGGGTTCTTTTGCTACATAGTGCAGGAAAGGTTCTACGATACTTTTCTTGCCGCCGACGAAAGATACAATATTGACCACTTTTTAACTGCGGAAGACTTAACAAACGCCAAGTGCTACACTTCTTTTCCTTTTATTGCGCTCCAACATGATGGAAAAAGTGACAATACAGGTATGGTAACTGCATATAATAAAGAAATTCACCGCCGGTACCCCATTTGGGACGGAACACACTAAAAATATTCACAATGAGTAAATACGTAACAGTGGTAGTAAGTACAATAATTCTACAAATCGCGGAGGAAACAGATATTCCGGGATACACAAAAGGAGTGATAGAAGCATTTCTTCCTGATGATGAGGAAGTAGAAAAGATGAGTAAGAAACATGAAAAGGCGTGGATCGCGGCGAATAACAAAAGAATGATAGCAATTTGCAATTTCCTGAATGAAAACAACCTTTAAAACACTAACTATGACAAGAGAGGAAACGATAATTGATATTTTAAATAAATATCAGGAACAATTTAGAGGAGTTAATGAAGCAAATATTCATTCGGCTCATGACATTGCTAAAATACTCGAAGAACAGGCGAAGGAGATAAAAGAACTTAAAGCCGAGATAGATAAACTTAAAGAGGATGCAAAACGGGAGTATAAATTTAATCGTATAACCAAATAACAACTACATGAAAACACCTAAACAATTTTTAATCGACAAAGGATATTCAAGTTATAAGTCTTTCAACGGAGGATTAGATTTATTTGAATCGCTTGAAAGTTTATTAACCGAGTACGCCCAAGAGTTACCAAAGCAGGAGGAAAGAGAGGGTAGGGCGGGGGATAAGCCAGTTTGTGTAAATTGTGACGAAGAAAAAGAAACACACGAAATTTGTATTGACTGCTTAAAGAAAATTCAGCTCCTAAACGCACGTTTAGCAAACGATGAGATAGAAGACAATATTATGATTTTATTAGACAAATATTTGTTTAATGGAACTTTTGATAAACACAAATTTTGCATAGAGCTTGCAAAACTTATCACACCCAAACCAGATATTTCGGAGGAGAAGATTGATAGAAGAAAATATATCAGAAGCCAAGCAACCTGCGTATTTGAATTAACTAAAGGCTTTACGAGTGAGTTTACGGAAGAACCAATGAAATCTTGTATGGAAATGGCGGGGTATGTTTTGGAATTAACAGGACGCGACTATCTTCTCCAACACTCAAAGGCGGGCACAAAATAAAACAGGATGGAAGACGAAATAAAATATTGCATTAAAGAGTTTGAAACAAATGATGATATTATTATCAAGCTCAAAAAAGAGGTGAATAATTTGACTTTAACTAAAGCTGCTTTGTTAGGCTTTTTAGATTCAGCCGTAGATGAATTACCAAAAAGAAGGCGGGATTTATACAGACAAAAAATTGCCTCATATAAAATAAAGCCACTCGGTTGGACAGACGAATTGCCTTACGTTATTTAATTAAAATTTAAACCTTAAAACATAAAACGATGTATAGCATACAACCTGTTTATGATATTAATGCTCAAACAACACAAGTTGTTTTATATAAGGTTATAACATTTAATTCTCTTTACTCTAATCATTACGAAATATATAGAGGAACTATGAGTGAATGTGAGGCGTTAATAGAATCATTAAATTAAACTTAAAAATATAAACGATGAAAACAGCATTAACGGAGCAAGAGTTTAAAGCAATCTTACAAGATGCTTATCAGGCAGGCGAAAGAGCCTCCGAACGAAACAAGGAAATTGACAGGTTGTTGGATGGGGGCACTAAAAGCTGTCCCGCACAACCCTCTTTTGAAAATTACTATCAATCCATGTTGGCAATGCAACCAATAGAAGCGGAGAAGGAGGCTATTGAGTTCAATAAATACACCCAAGAGTTACCAAAGCAGGAGGAAAGAGATGTTAGTAAGGGAGAGATTGAAAAAGCAAAAACTACTGCCAAAGCAAATAAGTTAATTAAAATGTTTGACGATGCTATCGAAGGAAGGCTTATTAAGTTCCAACCCAAATCAGATATTTCGGAGGAGGAGGTTGAAGGTAAACTATCAATATCAGCCGTAAGAGATTTGTTTAATGAAGGATATGATTATCTTACTATTTACACCAAAGAAGAATTTGATAAATGGCTTGATGCCAAATTATTCCAATCCGATAAGCCAGAAGTTAAACCTTAAAACATAAAACGATGAAATATAATTTAATAGGCAAAACACTTTACGCAATGCTTGTCATTATGGTAAGTATGGTAATCGCATCATATTTAGGGTATGAATCTTTAGCTAAATTTTTGTTCTTTAGTTTTATGATTTCCACTTTAGTATTATGCGGAATTGTAGTTTTTTATCCAGAAAAATAATGTTAGTAGTAGAAGAAGTATGGGATTGAAAAAGTTACTACGGAAGAAGGTTCGGTTTTTTATGCTCCAATGATACAGCGTAGTTTTCTGTGGAATAAATATTGGTCAAATTTAACAGGATTTATGTACCCATCCGAGAGCGAAGCGGAACATGAAATATTAAAACACAGAGGCGATTTAACCGAAAAAAGAGAGATAATTAAAGAATATTAACCCCCTTCAAGATGGGACAAAGAGAAATAATAATCTAAATTTACAAACATGATAGATCTGACAAAAACAGCACCCGAAATAGTGGAGGAGTTGATATTAAAATTTGCTAAGTTTGACGACACATATTGGAAGGACGCGACCGCTTGCGTCAAAATAGCGGTTGAACTTGCTTTGCAGGTGTGCGAAAGATGTCCGTATGTTTATGACCCTGCGCCCAACCCAACGCGCACCAAGCTATCCGAGTGCCTCGATATTTTAAACAAGGAAATAGAATAAGTAAGTTTTCAACATCTGACTTTTACCACACCTATTTTACTACTTTTACCCTCAATATGAAAAAAGCTAAAAAGAAATACTCATACAACACTGTTTCTATTAAAATAGGAGCTCCGTTTGTAGAGGCGGTACGTAAAGACAAAGAGAAAACAGGTATGCCTATTCAGGCTTTTATTGAAGGTTTAATTGCTAAAGCGTTAAAAGTATGATAAGGTATTTCACAAGTTGGTACAACGAACCTAACGACGCAAGACGTGCTGAACTTATAACCTGCATACAAAAATGTTGTGATAGTCAGGATATTGATTTTGTGTATTTATTGTGTGAGGCTCCCGCGCCGATCATGCACGAAAAATTAAAGGAGATACCGGTTTCTACTCGCGTCACTTACGATGATTTTATTCTGTTAGCAAACGCCGTGAGTGAGGCGGGAGACGTAGTACTAATAAATAACATTGATATTTTTCCTGCCCCTAAGACTCGAACACAGTTGGAGAGAATACAACCTAACCAAGCATGGGCGCTTAGTAGGTGGGATGTACAAGCAGACGGAAGCCTTGTTCATTTTTGTAGAAAGGATACTGCTGACACTTGGTGCTTTCGAGCCCCCATTAAAAAAGTGAGTAGTAACTTTTACCTTGCGATTCCCGGATGTGATAACGCTTTTGCGTACAGACTACAACAAGCAGGGTACGAAGTTAGCAATCCCTCTAAAGATGTAAAATTCTGTCATCTGCATTTGACAGGTGTACGGAACTATGTTTCAGGAAGGGATTCTATTCCGGCTCCTTATCTTATGGTTGAACCTACATCCCTTCTTGTGCAATGACAAAAATATTAGGATTCACTCCGCTTCATTATGGCTGCGAATATTTTCGTGAGTCCCTACTTTCAATTAGAGACCATGTAGACAAACACTATGTTTGTTATAGTAAAAATCACAGTCATGGATTTCAGTTTGACCAACCTTGTCCCGATACAGAGGAAGAACTGAGGACTATCGCAGAAGACGTACTTGGAAATAAATTAATATGGGAAACACACAAAACATTTCCCAACGAACCAAGTCACCGGTTTATGGTTCATAAACACACTCATGGTATGGATATTGCACTTTCTTTAGACTCTGACGAAGTGCTTATTGAGAACACAATAGAAGAAGCAATAAAACACACCCTTGAAAGTAAAGAGCGTATTCAGGGGACAGGAGGATTTATACACCTATTTCGCTCTTTTGACTGGGCGATGTACGATGAGTTTAAACCATTCAGATTAGAGAACCTTCATGTACATAACCCCATTAGAGGAACCGGAAGTAATTTAGGTATTCTACATTTCGGAAGCGCACAGAAAGAAAGTGTCATGCGCTATAAACTACGGGTGTACGGACACGCTTGGCAAGTACGAAAGCAATATCTTGACCACATCTTTTATAAATGGACTCCTAAAAAGATTGAGGAAATAACATTCTTACATCCGATCTCAGACAGAATTTGGGAACGCCCCGTTGCTTTCGACAAAAACACCCTCCCTGACTATTTAAAATCTCATCCAAACTTCCATAAAGAATTGATATGATACAAAGTGTACTGCACATAGGCTTCTCTCAAATTCCTTTGGAACGTGCGTTCAAGAACAAATACTCTGTTTATACGTTTATTGAGTGGACAAAATACCAAAACAATCTAAGTGAATTGTACAAACAAATATTAGATTATTATAAAGACATTAAATACGACCTTGTTTTTATGCAGATACAAACTGCGGACATAATTACTCCTGCCTTAATTTCTCAGATACGAGCGCTTCATCCTGAGCATAAAACAATTATTGTTAATTGGTCCGGAGATGTCAGATCCCCAACTCCGTCTTGGTTCGTAACTCTTGGAAAAGTGATTGATGTGACCTTGTTTTCTAACGAAAATGATGTAAGAACAGTCTGTGAGCAGGGGGTGAAGGCAGATTATTTGCAGATAGGTTATGACCAAGAAGTGTTCAGACCCGGACAAAGCATTTCTACGTGGCAGGAAATTGTTTTTTTGGGGAACAATTACCGTAATACTTTTCCACTTTCCCCCCTACGAGAGCAGATGGTACAATACTTAAAAGAAAAGTATAAGAATAGGTTTGGTGTATATGGAAACAATTGGAATTCTGGAAACGGGTCTTTAATGGGAGACTTAAACAAAGAGGTTGATTGTTACAGGGGTTGTAAAATTGCGGTTAACCTTTCTCATTTTGATTACGACAAGTATAGTTCTGATCGAATCTTTAGGATGATGGGTACTGGCGCCTTCTGTCTTACAAAATGGTATCCTAAAATAGAAGAAGACTTCATAGATGGTGTACATCTTCGAGTGTGGAAAACTTTTGAAGAACTCAGTTCAATGGTAGATTATTATCTTGCACCACAAAACCAAGCAGAAAGACGAGGTATAGCAGAAGCAGGGCAGTACTTAGTGTCCACCAAACATACTTGGGAAACCCGATTAGACGACTTGACAAAAATTATTAACTAAAACGCATATATGGAAATGTTGGGCAATGGGGTTCCTTTTAACGGGGATATTTTTATGGAGAAAGAGTTTCTTTCTTTGAAAGATAAGTACAAAATTACGCATGTAATTGAGACTGGAACACATCACGGATATACAACCTCTTGGTTAGCTGATAACTTTAAACAAGTGAGGACACTTGAAATCAATCCTGAGTATTTAAAACTAACGTACCCTCAAATTGGAAAAAAAGAAAATGTACTTACACTCCAATGTAGTTCCGCAGAGCATTTGATTACTGCTATAAGGGATTGGAACGATGTTCCGCTGTTGGTGTTCTTAGACGCACATTGGTCCGCAAATCCGGTACTTCGAGAACTCGATCAGATAAAAGAATCAGGGATAAAACCCATTTTGGTTATACACGATTTTAAAGTTCCTGATCACCCTGAGCTTGGGTATGACACATACCCTGAACAAGGCATTGTCTATGAGTGGAATTGGATTTCCGAAAAAGTTGATGCTATTTACGGTGTTGGGGGTTATAGATATTACTATAACTCAGAAGCCACGGGAGCTAAAAGAGGTTGTGTATTTATAATACCTAAACATGCTTAATTATATTCCTGCATATTGGATGAATCATTCCAACTTTGGAGATGCTTTAACCCCCTATCTGATAGAAAAAATAACAGGTAAGAAAGCGGTTTGGACAGATAACCACACGTTGCCTAAATACATGGTAACAGGAAGTATCCTGAACGAACCGGTTGCTGATACTTGTGTAGTGTGGGGAACAGGATTAGCTTGGGCAGATGTGTATGTTAGAAATCCTTTGGAGATCTGTGCCGTACGTGGACCATTAACACGAAAATCTCTTGTAGACGGAGGGTTAGACTGCCCTGAAACCTTTGGAGATCCTTGCCTACTGCTCCCCCGTTTTTATACAGGAAAAGCGTTGCCTATGTCTTATAAGTTAGGAATCATTCCTCATTTCATAGATTATATCGAAGTATCGGAACGGTATAAGAATAACCCCGACGTTTTGGTTGTAGATTTACTTAGTGGGATAGAGCAGGTGGTTGATATGGTTTTATCTTGTGATGTTTTTATTAGTTCCTCTTTGCATGGTATAATTGTTGCTCACGCATACGGAAAATCTTGCGGGTATGTAACATTCTCAGATAAAATAATTGGAGATGGTACAAAATATAAGGACTATTTACTTAGTGTGGGGCATGAACTTTATTCTCCTTTGGATTACTCGGTTGAGGAATACTCTACACAACAATTAATAGATTGGATACCGAAACAAAAGGAAATTAACTTAAATTTGGATAAACTTTTGGAAAGTTGCCCTTTTAGGGTTTAAAACAAACACCATGATAATCAAACATGAAGAACTCATCCACGCAGTGCAACCATTTCCTAACAGAGTCACGGCTGTTATTGTAGAAGGTTGCTTCTTAGGAACCGCTCCAGACACTTATAAGGAAAATTGGATTTTTAATTCCGCAGTCAGATATGCTGTATTAGAAGTATTAAATGCGGAGGAAAGACATGAAGCTCCTTTTATAAAAGTAGTCGGGTACGAGACTTTTTGGTTTAATAATTAAACAATTTAAAATTTAGAAGATGGAAAGAAAACAAATGACTCTTACAGAGTTCATGTACAAAACAGTTATTCGCAACGGAGATACTGCTGAACTCATATTCGGAAATTACGAAGATGATGAGAATAAACCGGTACGCTTGATGGGGTTTCAAACCGAATCTTGGAAAACGGACTATCAAATCCGGGAAGAAGGATTTTTTTATTTTCTCGATTTACAGGACGCATCTGACCGTATGAAACAAGAACGCGGAGAGATATGAGAGAAACAAAACTAAAAGACAACGCATCGCTATCTCATGCAGATTTGCGAATAGCTGTTGCTAATAATCCTAATTACGTGCAATATTTGGAACACCTGTTTCCTGAGATATTTGAAAAGGCTTCGTTAGAGGTAGGAGATTGGATATACTTTTCGTCCACAGCACAAACCATGCGACTTGCTGATACAGATCAGGTAAAACGTTTAGCAGAGCGGGGGGCTGCTGCGTACGGGCACGCATCTGCTTCCCAAATAAGACACTACTTGACTTCCTGTGCAGTAGAGATGGGATACAAAAAAGGATTAGGTATAGATTATCCTTGGAGTACTGGCGCGCCTGAACGAAAGATTGAATATCCTGAATTTAACGGAGAGACTTTGTACCACAAGAACGGTGATTACTTTGAATTTCAAGGAGTCGTTGTGTACCGCAAAGGTGTGTGGGCGAGCATAGTTCCGGAAATAACCGCAGAAACTACAACAGTAACTATTAAAGGAGTTGAATATAAACTTGTAAGGAAATGATGAACATACACACAGCATCCTTTATCTTGCTTCTGACATTGTTTGTATGTCATCAGAGTTATTTAGGATTTAAACATAGAAATAGATGAAAGAAGTAGGTAAATTTATGGTACACATCAAATGTGGAAAACGTATGAAGTCCGTAGGATTAAACGGGTGTTATTGCAAACACTGCGATAGTCTGTGGCACAGAAATCCGTGCATACTTAATTTAAACAAAAATAATATATGGGCAGCATGAGAAAATTAATGTTTAGGGCTTGGGACACCAAGACAAAGAAAATGATTGCAACTGGATTTCATGTAATAGGCGAAACCACAATGTTCAACATGATCGAGGTGCATTGTCAGGAAACTCGCGAATCCGGTACTACTCTTGAAAGACTGAATGATATTGTGGTGATGCAATACACTGGGTTTAAAGACAGGCTGGGAAAGGATATATACGAAGGGGACATAGTCAACCTCCATGAGGACACCGACCCTGAACCGTATACGGAAATTTGCAGAGTCATATTTAACCCGGGAATGGGGGCTTACGATTTTGAATTTCCGTCTCATTTACATTGTCTCTCTATGGTAGATGAGGGAGGGTGTTGGTGCGAGGAAGACTACACTATTGTAGGAAACATTTATGAAAATCCAGAACTTTTCAAATGAGAGGGCGGAAGAAAGTCAAGGTCTTAAAAAAACTAACTGCAATAGAGCATGTCTCAGAAGGTATGCATGTTTTGTGTGGTTACTGCAACAAACCAATCCACGTAAAGGACTTTGGAGGAATGAGTAAAGAGGTCGGACTATTCCACATGCAGTGCCGTAATGATGCCGCGCAACAATCACGTAAAAAACTTTGGAATGAGCAAACAGCATAAACAACGTGTACACACGGCTCAACTATACTACGATGGAACAAAACTTTGTTTCAGGAATAAGCAGCAGAAGGCTCAGTTTGAGGAATTTCAGAAGGATCTCGCTAAAAACCAATCCGTCGAGCTGCATTATATGGCTGCGGAAGAGGAAGGCACACTTACCATGTTAGCAAGGATTCACGCAGCGATCGGTGTTATAGCCAACGAAACCGGAGTGACTAAAGAGGAGCTTAAAAAGCAAGTCAAGAGACAGGGAGGGTACATGAGTGGTGCTGACTACCTTTCTTTCGGAGATATGTCTTTAAAACGCCTACAACAGGTATTTCAAACTGTGTGCGAGGTGGGTGATTTTGTGGGTACAAACGTGCGTTGACCTTAGAGTTTGTGCAGGAGAAGTCTTGTACGGACGCGCAGACACCACACATCATCCTGAATACCCAAGCAAGAACGCAGAGGACATACAATATCCTGAAAGAATCTTGGTAGTTTTAAAATAAGTTGTACATTTGCTGTGCTTCTCAACATGAAAACATTTAAAATATACCTTACCGTTTGTGCCATTTGAACTTTCAGTTCGGTTGGGAAGCCGCATTCGGTAGGGTTACTTTTTAAACATGAAAACATACATCGCAACAAACAGCGTAAACAATCTGGTAAAAATTGGGGTTTCAGCAACTCCTGAAAAAAGAGTCAAAACTTTAGGAGGCTCTTTCAATTTTGTTAAAGGGACTCTTCATTTCTTTGTAGAGGGAAATCACGAAAAGTTATTACACAATCATTTTAAAGAGTTCCGTAGGGAAGGAGAGTGGTTTGAAATGGGAGTTCCTAAGAAAGAGGACATCACCCAAATAATAACTCGACACACTGAAGAAAATAAAGAAGAAAACGAGGTAATCGTTAATGAATTGTACACACACGGAACAACTCTTACAGAGTTCAAGACTCTAAAAGAATTTTTACTGAAACTTATCGAATTAGAGGTCTGTATAAAACTATTAACTTTTGAAGAAGGGTTCTTACTTAAATTTATTTTTAACAAAGCCAACAAAGAAGGGGAGATTGAGGTCAAAGATGATTTTTTCGCTGAACTTTCCCAGTTACTTGCTATCCCAAAACGACAGTATACAGAGTCTTTCAATAATATAGTAAGATTAAACAGAATTATTCCCTCAAAACTGGGTATAGACTACTACAAGATAAATTTTACTTGGTTTATGTCAGAGAAGGATTTATTTGCAAACTTCAAATACCAACTAAATTTTGGTTACACCTTGTCTGAGGAAGACATTCATCTTTTAAACCAAAAACCATGAGCAAAGAAAAAACTTGGATAGAAGAACACGAAAAGCGAGCTATAGAAGATAATAAGAAATATCTTGCAATGCTGTCTAAAATGTACACAGAAGACCGTGTCCGCGACCCGGATGTTACAATAAGAACAACTACAAAAATGGAAAACAGTTCAAAAGAGTATTATCAAAAATTGGTTGGGGATTTATTAGACAAGAATAAACAAAACCTCGCAGATGCTGAGAGGTATCTTGCCTATTGTGAGGAGAGTGATGATGTGAAGTGTATGGTGGACGAACAAAATGCTTATGAACAGTGGCACACTCCGGAAAACATATCAACAGCACTAAAAATAGCAGCAGGAATAATCACGCTGGAGGATGCTTTAAAAAATAAAATATGAATCAAAAACTAAAATCAGGAGCAACACTATCTTACGCTGCCCTCCAATTTGCGGTGGATACTGCTCCCAATTATGTACAATACTTAGAAAAGTTGTTTCCTGAGATTTTTTATGAGGAAAAAGTAGGAATAGGTAGTTGGATTCATTTTCCAAGTACAGCGCAAACTATGCGTGTTACCACAAAGGAACAGGTGTCTCGTTTGGATGGACGTTCAAACCACTATGTTTTTGCAACAGAGGCGCAAATAAACCATTACTTATTATCCTGTGCCGTAGAGATGGATTTTAAACCGGGAGTAAAAATATTTTTTCCTTGGGAAACCGCCGCTTACAATCAAGTAGAAGAATTCCCTCCTTTTAGTGAGAAGGCGGAGCAAACTTATTACTACTGTATGACGGATTCCTTTACATTCAACGGGGTTCTTGTATACCGTAAAGGAGAGTGGGCGAAAATAATATATGAAGTACCAACGCTGGAAGCAGCTTTAAAAGAAAAGGAATGAGCAAACTGCCTTTTATAAGCGAAATAAAAATTAAGATTCACAACCACAAACATCTGAAAGGAATGATTGAGATTGAGTCTGACGAATTAGGAATACTTTATTGTGCTCCTTGGGAAACGCATCACGGTATGCAGGCAAACTTTGAAGCGGATTCACCGGAGTACCAGAAACTATTTGAACTGTGCACTGTTATTGAGAGGACAGTGCGGGAAATTGAAAAACTATATGATGGAACCAAAGAAAAAACGTAAAAGGATTACACGTCCTGTAAAAAAGGAGGAAGTGTTGATGTACACAACAAAGGCAGGAAAAAGAGTGCCCGTAGAAATTCCTTGGGATTGGAGTAGGAGCGAAACAGATCCGGTTTATACTGTGGACAAGGTGATTAAGAATTTACAGGAGGAGTCTGATTAGGGGGGGTCTACGAATGACAATTTTCCTTGACTTCTCGCAGAATCCTCCGTACTCTTAATAAGCACAAGAAGAGTTTCGAGGTGGTAGGCATAGCTGGATTTAACGTCCTTGTTCTTTATTTCTTCACCTGCCTCAGCGAACTTTTTAAGACTTTCCTCTTGGGACATTCCTGCGATTATCTGATGAATGGACGCATGGTAATTGAATAATTGGATTAACCTTGCTGACATTCCGCCGCTGATTTCGAGGCTGCAAATATTTTCGATTGGAAAAATTTCTATCTGATTTGGTTTTTTAACTTCGTTGCTCATGGTTACAAATTTAATAAATAATATGGAAGTAAAAACACCTACCGTAGCGCAACTAAAGCAGGCTATTCTGACTCCCCTCCGGTCCACAGAGTGGTGGTTAAAACTACGTATGTACCTCGGCAGCGGGGAATTCGATAAAGTACTACAAACCCTTCTTGACGACATACAGAACGGGTACCGCGTAACCCCTATTTTCAGGAATATGTTCCGTTGCTTTTTGGAATGTCCGTTTGAGCAGACTAAGGTAATTTGGTACTGTGAGGAATTAGCGCCCTTTGTGGGGAGACATACCGGATTAGCCTATGACTGTTCAGGAAGGAACCGCGCAGACAACCAATTAAAAGCAATTCACACCGAGTTAGTAGCAACTATTCCCGGAAGTAAGCCTCGAAATAGTTTGGATCACTGGGCAGAACAAGGAGTTCTCCTGCTTACCTCCGAATTAACGACAACTATCGACGTCAAGAGGGCGCATGTGGAATTATGGAAGAGTTGGAACAATACACTGTTTGATGTATTTCGACATGACCTTAAAGACTGCGTGTTCGTTTTCATCGGCGAGTCGGTACACCATTGGGCAGACAGGTTGCATCCTGACAGTGTAATTTTTAAAGTAGGAATCCCTAATAAAAATTACCCCGCTAATTGGGGCACCAATATCTTTAATTTAACGAACATGGAGCTAATTAAAAAAAATAAAAAACCAATCGCATGGTAAATTACAACCAAGTAACACTTACAGATCCTCCTGCACTATCCCGATGCGTAGTTAAGCACGGAGGAAAAGCGTATATAAGCATGAGAGATTGTTATAAGCGATATTTCTTTGTAGCATTGGATAGCGGAGTAACGCGGATTCCTTATAATGCGTTGCAAGGATACCGTGCTATTACGGATGAGGAGTGGAATAGGTTTTCTATTTTACCGCCACAATCACAAGAAGTACCCCAAACACCACAGTAGAAGTGACCGTCAGGAATTTCCACATCTTCTTATGTCGGATTTCCTTTTTTAACAGCTTGCCTTGCTCAGTTAGTTCTTTGTTTTTATTGTCGATAATTAGGTCCTTATCCTTGCTGACTTTGTTCAGGAGAATTAATTGTGCATCGTCGTCCGCGAGTAACTCCATCTTGATTCCGAGTTGCTTATTCGTAACAGCAAGTAAGGATTGACACTCCTTGTTTTGCAGGATAGTGATCGCCACTTTCCTCGTTTCTTGCGGAGAAAAGCACTGCATCGAATCAGGGACTACTTTAGTTTGTGCGTGCAAGCTCACGATGGACGTAAGCAGCGACAGTGTCAAGAGGGGCTTTTTCAAGGTATTTTATTTTAGTTGTGTAAACAATTTGAATATTGGTCTTTAAGTCAATTAGAGAGTCGTTGGTGTGCGCAAGACGAACCTTATCCTGCTCGATTGCTACGTATTGTTTCATAATCGTGGCGATACTGTCACGGAGAGGTTTCTCAATATCCTGAACTTTAAGTACGGGCGCCGGTTCCCGGATAATGATATAAGCAAAGAGTCCTACAATCAAAGCAGTTTCCAATCCACCTAAAATTAAGGTGCGTTTGTGTGTTGTCCAGAGAGCGTAGATGATGTGGAACATTATGGTGCCGGAGTTGTTACAGTAGGATCAGTAGGGTTCTTCGTCTTGTAGATTGCGTGGGTAACAAGTAACGCCGTGATCAAGCCTGCATGAACGGTAAGAACCGCAACTAAGTTTTCCGCAGTAGTGAATCGGATGGAAGTAATTGCATATACCCAACCAATAAGGATTGCGACAAGTTTCTTAACTGACATGCTTCCCGGAAGATCTCGGAGCGCCCCAAGGAAATTATTGATGAAGAATGTTAATTTTGACATGTGGAGTTTTTAAAAGTGTTGTAAATATATAAGAAAAATCATAAATTAGCAAAAAAGTATGGACGAAAGTAGAATGATAATAGCGGAGTATCCTGAGAACAAGGTGCTCATAGGAGTAAAGACTCCAACCGGCGAACACGTACTGGTTGTACCAAAAACGGAATATGTTCTTGCCCACAGACAGGCAAGTCATCCCCTCTACCGTCAGATCTGCTACATAGAGGGGAATAGAATCATTGCAGGAGAAGGATATGCTCACGACCGGTTAATCCCGGAGTGGATGGATAACTACGAATTCGCTACACAATGTGAAGAAAAAGGAAGCAAATGGAGATAGTCTTTGGAATTATAGGAATCATAATAGGTGTTATCTTAGGATACATTTGGGCAGAGCAAGTCCACAAAAACCAAATGGCGCTCTTAGCGGCTGACAGTAGTCTCCGTTTGCAGGAGATGCACCGTGAACTTGTATTAGTCTGCACCGAGCAGGGAACCTCGGAAGCGCAGGAGATTATCCTAAGACATAGACTAAATGTAAGTGCGTTGGCGCTAACGGAATTAAGTAATGAACGAACCGATTAAAAAACTACAACTATGGATCTACAAGTTATTTTATTTGGAATTTTTATTTTAGGGGTCGCAATAGGAGCAATTCTGTTTATCAAATCTCTAAAGCCTCCGAAAAATTTCCGCGAATTTAAAGAAGAGGTGCAATCAGAATTTATCCGCAGGGGTTTTGCTTCTGATTATTTCTATAATCTACCGGAAAGACGCTGGCGGGACTGGTTTAATGAAGGTTTAACTGCGAAAGAAAGCATCGAATATTATTTTGATCATTAACAAAAACTCGGAGGTATGGAAGACTTATCAGAAGAGGAAGAAAAGAAACGAGAGATCGACAGGTATCTGCTTGGGGTCAGAGAAAGGTTCAGAGAAAAATTTGGGATCGAGCTTGTCACGAAATACAAGATAGAGGTTCCTGCAATAACTACCAAACTAATCCCCCTTGACTTTTATGTTACTGCTGCGAATAACGTTTTAAACACGTTAACGGATTTGCAGTATGAATTAGGGATAAAGACGGAAGGACAATCTGATGAGAACGTTTTGCTGTGTAGATGGTGTTACTATTTATTAACAAAGGAAGTGGGATATACGAACAGTAGAGTGGCTCGCTATATAAAAAAGAACTCTCCCAGTGTGGGCTATGGATTAGGAAAAATAAAAAAATTAATACAAAATGAAGGAAGAGAAAAAGAAACTTACCAGCGAATTAAAAACGAAGTTGAATGGATCGTATACCGGAATATTGATGCTTTATAGTGTGTTGGAAAAACACAAAGTAACAGAACGAGATCTTCGCTTTGCATACGATTGTTTTGTTTTGGGACATCCCTTAACTCCACAAGAACAAGAGATGCTACAAGCGGTAGATGCACTATTTGCAAAGCCCGCGAAGAAGAAAATAACGATTGATATTCCTGCTGACAAAGTGTTAGAGTTTAACACACTCGCCCCTGCAATTAAAGGAGGCTCCGGGAAGTATTTACGATGCAACATAAAAGAAGTAGAGTCCGCGTTTCAATGGCTCTTTAAAAACTATCCTACACACAATAACTGGGATATAATTATGCAGGCAGGGGAGATGTACTGGAACGATATGATGCAGGAGAATTACAAATATGCTCGCCGTGTCAAGTACCTAATTAGAAAACAAATGCAGGACAAATCTTTTGAGTCAGAACTGGTAGAGTATTACCAACGCATATTGGATGGGGATTTGGGAAACAGGGTCGATAACCACTTTCAAGAGCGTGTTGTATAATGAAAATGTAGACCATTATTGGAACAACCAAGGAAGCGTAAAACGTAAGTCCGAACACATTGGAATTAAAAAAACACCTCATGGGTTCTTAGCACGAGGAACCATTCAAGGAAAAGCTCAATATCTTGGAGTATTTAAAGCTAAACAGGAGGCAATCGAGGCATACAAGTTAGGTGTAAAACAGACGAGACCGTATAAAAAGAAAAAATGAAAAAAATTGTGTAACTTACGGGAGTAAACCTCGTATAAAACGACGAATATGAAAAAAATCTGGAATAATTTAATTATGGAGTTGGATAAAAAGACCAACCCCGATGCACCACTCGTAACCACAAGGATGCTGCAATTTTTACTGCTAAGATTCTTATTGGGAATCCTACTATTTATGGTAATAGACCGGTTCATCGTGGAGATAACCCTCTTGAAGTACGTACTGATAGAGTTGTTATTCGATGCTGCTCGATTTGTCATAAAAATAGTAAGAGGAAAGTAGCGATTGTTTAATATAACCGCCTGTTTATAACTTGATGGTTTTATTTTTAAACAACGGTTATCCGTAACAGAAAGTTTTACTACTTTCGTCTCGGAAGAAACAAAAAACAATTTATTGATAATACCACACCGAGAGACTCCACCTCGGTTGTGGAATTGTCTCCCCCAATGGGAAGGAAGTATGGAAGGAAAGCAATATAAATGGAAAGATAAAAAACAGGCTTACGGGGATGCTTTAGCATATTTACGAGGCAGAATGCGGGGGGAAATAAAAAGTTTTCAAACTCCTTTTACTAATATGAATGAGGCAGGTGCAGCAGGAATTGAGTATGGAACAACTGTTATTATTGCGGGGCGACCGGGTTCCTATAAAAGCACCCTTAAAGACTTAATCTTTAACAGGGCTAAAGAGTTTAATCCAGAAGAAAGATTCAACATACTGGATATACAATTGGAAATGCAAGCTAAAGTTACAGCAATAAGAGAGTTTTCATCGGTTACGCAGACCTCCTATAAAGACTTGTGTAGCTCTTATGCTCCTTTGGATATGGAGGTACTAAAGAAATGCTACAACCATGCTAACAAGAGGGTGTTGGACAAGTCTTTTGGTATTGATACCATAGAAGATTCCCCAACCACGTTGGAGTTCAAAGATATTGTTGAGGAGTATATGGAGGTAAACAAAAACAAGGAAACAGGGGAATACACAAAAACCCTTATAGGAATTGACCATACCCGTTTGTTCAAGAGGGATTCTTTTGACCGCACCGAAGAGGAGATGATTAGCAGCATGAGCAAGATGTTTACGTATTTAAAGCGTAAATACCCCATCATCTTCTTTGTGTTAAGTCAGCTTAATCGGGATATAGAACGTCCTGAGAGAAACGAAGATCGGAAACAAGGGAACTATCCTACCAGCTCTGACATCTTCGCTTCTGATAGCTTGTTTCAAGCAGGGGATATAGTGATTATTTTGAACCGTCCCAGTCTGAAGAATATACGCTACTATGGGAGTAATGGTTTTATAATTGACAATGAAGGGATATTAGCAGCGCATTACATCAAATGCCGCAATGGGGATACTCGACTTACATTCATGCAGGCTGATGGAGCTACAATGAACATTACAGAGATAGAACCTCCTGTTATGAGCGCATCAAACATCAAAAGAATCCCAGCACCATTACCACAACAACATGAAGCGAAGATGAAGGATTTAAAACCTAATGACCTTTTTACAAACCAACAAACACAATAAAACATGAACGCAGCTCAAATTGCAGTAATTATTATCTTTTCTATATTCATACTGATGTTACTTGTATGGTTGTATTTTCTTGGACTTAGCGCAGTTTATGATAACACTCAGTACGGAAGTACTCAGCAAAAAGTGGGAAAGATACTCGCCTTAGTACTACCTATTGTGGTAGGCGTTTGTATATTTATTATAGTAGCGCAAATTATAACTAACCCTTGTAATCATTGTTAAACAAAATCTAAAACCAACAATATGCCTACACAAATTATCAAATGGACATGTAACACTTGTCACAGCGAGTATCAGCGAGAGAAGCAAGCTGCCGCGTGCGAACTTAAAGGTCTCCCAGCAGATACCGCTCACATTAAAGAAGGAGACGTAATTAAGTTTACACGTAATGTCGCGGGACCAACTAACGAGATCGCTACGTTTGTTTCCGGAGAAGGAAAAGTACTACACGTAATAACTCTCCTAAATGAGAAAAGCAATATGCATCACCAAATCTTTGTGGTGGAGACTGAGAATGACCTCGGACACTATGAAGGAGTATGCGCTATGCATGAAATAAATGGCAGTCAGGAGATGTACCTCAACGCCACTCCTCGTTATAATCTTGGGTACGCAGAAACTTTGAAGAAAGGAGTTGCGAATGACTAAGGAAGAAAGACAAGAACTCATTAAAGAACTACGTAAACTACATGAAACAATTATTCCTGCTGGTGGTTATTACTGCGCCAAATTTCCACATTTACACGATGGCGGAGATGTAAAAGTAATCGGACTGTATCCATCCGAAATATCAAAAGGAGACGATGTATATGTGGAAATGGTTAAGATGGATTATACGCCCCTCGATTCAAGTAGAAGATTGTACGTATGGAAACATCGTAAGGATTGTGCTACCATCTACGAACTGAATGAGAAGACTGGACAGTACCTCGTTCCTGTGTCTGATTTGTCGGTAGTCACAGGCAGTAAAACGGAGTCTCTTGTAGACAAAATGAAACCTTTACAGCACGAACAAAATCTGAAAACTGAGGCGTACAACAAAGAAATGACTGCACCAACCTTTGAGATGAAAGAAACATCTGAGAGGCACTACAAAGAAGAGGTGTATGAATCTCAGGATGGATCTATGCATAAAGTAGAGTTTAAAAACGGAGTCCCGTCAGAGTATCAATTCCGTCCAAAAGACAAACCGCTTGGACATGGGTTTATACTACAGGGAGAACATTTAACGGAAGTATTCAATTTTATAAAACAGTTAAAATATTAAACCAATGAAAATACTTAACCTTGTTGACTTGGAAAAGTCAGACATAAAGTACAGAATAAGCAAGTTTCCTGACGGGCAGCAGCAAGTCGCACTTACTGAGGACTTGAACCTATCGTCAGATTATCCTATTATAATCAAAGCTCGACTAAACAATTTCCGAGATTTAGAGTTAATTATATGCGCCACTAAGTCCATTAGAAACGAGTGCCCAAACGATATTTTTCTTTACGTCCCTTATTTCTTGGGAAGCAGGAGCGACAGAAAGTTTGAAAGGGGAGGTAATAACTACTTAAAGGATGTTATTTGTCCTATAATTAACAGTTTGAATTTCGCAGGGGTATCTACTATTGACCCGCACTCAGATGTCCTTGAAGCGTGCCTAAATAATTTCCGTAAAACCGATAATCAGTTGTTAGTAGAGTATTTTCTTGCAGACACAAACACGGATGTACTGGACAACGTGGTCTTGGTATCTCCAGATGCAGGCGCGAACAAAAAAATATACAAAATTGCAGAAAAAATAGGGTATTCAGGGGAAGTGATTACCTGCACCAAAATTCGAGATAACGACGGTAAGCTTACAAAAACGCACATCCCTTTAAGTAATTTAGGAAACAAAAAATTAGTTATTATTGACGATATTTGCGATGGAGGTGCAACATTCTTGAATATTGCAAAAACGATAAAAGAGCACTATGTTGGTGTGGACGAACCTAAAATTTATCTGATTGTTACGCACGGTATATTCTCCAAGGGATTTAACGAACTGAATAAATACTTTGACGGGATTTACTGTACCAACAGTTATAACAATCTAACCGACAAAAACGGTACATCTTGTCCTGAATCTGAAAAAGTTAAACAAAAAAATGTATTTTAATATGGGAAACAAGTATTATGACAGGCTTTATCAGGAATGGTTACAGTACGGTAAAATCATAGTTGCTGTTGATTTTGACGACACCATTTGCTCAAATACTAAGAAACGATGGAAAAAGAGAATTTTTGGGATACTTCCCCTACACTCTTGAAGGAGAAATCGCCGCAGCTAAAGCGTATGACACAGCAGCAAAAAGGATACATGGAGAATTTGCCAATTTAAACTTTAAATAATAAAATTATGGAAAACAATACAGACTTTTTCTCCCAAAAAGGGGATTTGGAAAAGCTCAAAAAGGAGCGTAAGAAGAAAATAACCAACAACAGCGAGGAATCCCCTGAATTAGTAGTCGTACAACACGACAATATTACACAGGAGCTTACTAAAGCAAACATTACAGACCAAGTACTGCGTGAACTTGCGGAGTACAAGAAGCTAACTGTAAATGGACTTGATGACAAAGAGGGATATGAAAAGGTAAAGTCTGCTCAAACACTTTGTCGCAATACCCGGGTACTCGCTGAAAAGATTTGTAAGAAAGGTCGTGAATCAGCAATCGCCGAACAACGTGCTTGGATTAAAAAGGAAAAGGAAGTTTCTGAACAGATTGAAGAAGTAGAAACTTACTTGAAAGAACAGCGTGAAATTATTGATGGAGAGAAAGCTCGTCAGGTTGCAGAACGTGAAAATCACATGAAAACTCGTATGCAGGAAAGGACAACTGTTCTTCTTGGTTTTGGGATGGTGTTTGACGGACAGACGTTTGTTCTACAAGAAGGAGAGGAAAAACTCGAATTTGTTTCTCTTGATATTAAAATGTTAGATGATGTCCAATTTAATATCTTTCAACTTCGTGCTGAAATCTTGCACGAAAAGAGTAAAATCAGAATAGCTGCCGAGCAACAAGCAGCAGCAGACGAAAGAATCCGCGTAGAAGCAATAGCGAAGGCTCAGGAAGAAGAGCGTATTCGTATTGCCGCGCAACAAGCAGAAATGGACAGACAACTTCTTGAAATTAAAAAACAGCAAGATGCTATCGAAGAAGCAAAACGTGAAGTAGAGCGTGAAAAGCAAAAAGCTATTGAGATAAAGGCTGCTGAGGAAGCTGCTCGTATTAAAGCGGAAAAAGACAAAGAAGAGGCTCTTGCACAAGCAGAGGTTAAACGTTTAAAGGACATCGCAGATTTGGAAACTGCACAACGTTTGAAAGAAGAAGCTATTGCCAAAGCAGAAGCAACCAAACTTGCGGACTTAAAGCGTGCAGAGGAAAAGCGCATTGCGGAAGAGACCGCAGCAAAAGCTAAAGCAGAAAGAGAAGCCGCGCTTGCTCCTGAACGTGTAAAACTTGTGTTATTTGCTAATGCTGTGGATGCGTTACTGCAGTCTGTTCCAGAATTAAGTACAGACCCGGGAAAACTTGCAAGAGTGGAAATCAGTGCCGCAGTACTAAAGCTGTCTGCGTATATAAGAGCTAAAGCAGAAAAGTTACGAGTAAAATAATCATAATCTATAACGATGAAACCGGAACTCTCGAGATTGATGGTTCAGACGGAGAGCTGAGTGCAATAGAAATCTTAGGAATCCTCTCGATGGCGACGAATATTATTGTCCATCAGGATACTCGTCCTATTTCGCACGAAGAACAAGTACAATTAGAAGTAGCAAGTAAACAAAATAAAAACAAGAAAAAGTATAACGCATAGGCGTTAGCTAACAACCAAAAACAAAACAAAATGAGTGAAAAAACAAGTAAAGTGACAAAGGTCACACAGAATGTAAGATCGTTTGATTCGAAATTTGGAAAAATGTTCGTACATGCGATAGAAACGGATGCGGGTGATGTAGGAGAGTATAGCAGCAAAACGGAGCAGTGTAAAGCGTTCACCGTAGGTGCAGAAGCTACTTATACAGTGGAAGCAAATGGAACCTTTCCTGACAAAATCAAACCAGTAATGAACAAAGGAAATTTCGGCGGTGGGAACGCTGGTGGAGGTAATAGCTTCCAAGGTAAGCCACAAGAAGTTATTACCGCATTATCTTGCTTATCAAGCGCAGCTACATTGTATTCTTTGCAGAAAGCGGTAACAGTAGAACAAGTTATTGCTACGGCAGATGCGTTTTATACATTCGCAATGTCAAAAGTACCAGTAGAACCAATTAAACCATAAAAATGATTTCGACTAAATCACTAACCAGTACTTCCTCCAATGGTGGAGGAGGTACTTTTGTTCAGAAGGGATTAACTCCCGGGAACCACAAACTTGCGCTACGAGGAATTAAACTCGAAAAACAAGCATATATCACTGACCGTCACGAAGTAATGCTTATGCTGACTTTGGAAACGGAACCACTTCCTAACTTCGTTGGGTTTGACATTCACCCGGGTCATGCTGATCAAGGTCAATACAAAGGTCAAGTAGGAAGAGTTCGCGCAGCTTCGTTCGGGTATTACACAGGGAAAAGTAATAACGGGTATGACCAAACAATCGAAGATCTTGCCTTAAAGTTCATAGTAGAACTCTGCAAGGAATTAGGCTGCTCAAATTGGATAACAGCTAATGATGAAAAATATGCTACTATCGAAGAATACGTTGTAGCCTTTGAAAAGGATGCCCCGTACAAAAACATCTTCATCAACTACTGCGTAGGAGGTAAGGAGTTTATAAATAAGAAGGGATACCGCCAGTTCGACCTGAATCTTGTATATGGTGGAGCAGGATTTAAAAGCTTCTCTGGAGACTTAGCTCAGGTTGTGAAGTTTGATAATACAAAACACATCTATCGTCCTAAACCAAAAACGTTAGAGAACGGTTTCGAGGCTAAAACAGAACCAGCTAAAACTGGAATCAGTACACGACAACCTATCGTAGAAATGGTGCAAACCAACTTTTCAAAGACACCTATTACAGATTCAATGAAGGACGATGGAGAGAAAACAACCGGCGCTAAAACACATGCTCCTGCACAAGACAATGCATCTTGGATTAAGGAAATGAATCAAGTAGAGGAGAATCCTATTGATATTATCACAGGAGGTGATGATTCTGAATTGCCTTTCTCATTAGATTGATAATCAATCACTTAAACCAAATAAAATGAAACCAAAAACAGCAAAACAAAGGATAACCTATTACAGGTATATCCAGAAAGAAATATCTCAACCACACAGAGCTTGTGGAGGATATGCAGCGGCAGGGTACCCCGAACTTGCACTTGTAACCAACGGCGGTCCCTTTGAATATTGCACAGATAAAGGTAGAACGCTTAACCCTCCTGCATTTTTAGCAGAAAGGGATGTAGATTCTTGCCTAATTGCACTTGACTTGTGCATTGAAATGTGTAACTAAAATAAACCAACAGACAGGAAGATTGCAGGAAACCTCCACACCCTGCTCTCTTCTTTGTTCTTAAAAACAAAAACATGGAAACAGAAACTAAAAATTTATTTAAAGTAGGATTTTACTGCTTTGTAGCACTTGTAGGATCTATCTGCCTGTGCATGGTAGGGTGTCCTCAATATGGTGTGTATAGCGCACGTAAAGGTGGAGAGGCAGTACTTGCGCACGCCCAAAGCAGCAGAGAAGTAGCGGTTGCAGAAGCAAAGGCTAAGATGGAATCCGCGTCCCTTCTCGCACAAGCAGATACTATTAGAGCGCATGGAGTTGCTACATCAAACAGAATAATTGGACAATCCCTGAAAAACAACAAAGAGTATTTACAATGGTTGTGGATTGATCAGATTGAAAAAGCAAATGTAATCTACGTACCTACAGAAGCTAACCTTCCTATTATGGAAGCAACTCGGACTTTACCAAAATGATCTCCACGAAGAACATCTTTTCAGGAATAAAAGACAATGCAAAGTGTGACAGCATATTAGTGCATCAACCACAAATTAAAAAGAAGAAACCATGACAGAACAAAAAAAAGCGGGAAGTTTAAGAATTGTATGCACTACGTTTGAATCAGGAGATGTTCGGTACCGCACGGAGGCGCTTGCAAAATACAGAACTTGGTGGGGAAAAAAATTGCGACTCATGGTATCCGATATTTATTACAGAAGATGGTACTTTAGGGTCTTCCTACGAAAGAGCTCAATGTATAACACGGGAAGAGGCAGAATTGGTATGTGAGGCATACAAGAAACTAAAAGAAAAAGAAGTAACCTATATATACAAATAATATGTCCAGAAAAGAAGAATTGATAGTATTGATTGTTTCCGCACGGAGACTTATGTTAGACCTTAGCGAACTTGGAGGAGGAAGGGATGCCTCAAAACGAACTGGACGAGTGTTTTTGAGTATAGAAGACATACTTCCTAACTTGTATGAAGAATACGATACCCTTTTAGAAAACGAAAAGGAAGTATGATTTCGACCAAGAATATTATCGGAGGAATAAAAGATGTCAATGAAGTCTGGTTGTTTGAACACCTGCTTAACTTGAATGAACGTTTGGAAGGTCAGGAGATTGTATTGCGCTCCCCCCTTACCAACGAAAGAACTCCGAGCTTTACTTTATTTCAAGACAAAGGACGCTATTTTTATAAGTGTTTCAGCTCTGGAAATGGAGGTTCGGCGACGCAGCTTGCTCAACTACTATTTCCTGACAAACCTAAAGGAGAGTTATACGCAGAGTTGTGCTCAAAGTACAAAGCATATATCAGCGGAAAGCCTGAAGAAGAAAGAGAGTTTAAGCAATTCTTCAAATACAAATTAACTTCACAAGAACTTCGTAATTGGAATAGTGCAGATAAAAACTATTGGAGTAGATACCACGTAGGTAGCCGAGATTTGGAGTACTATAACATTGCCCCTCTTACCTCCTACGTACTTTCAAAAGAGCAAACAGATGGTACGCATAAATCAATCACTATTGAGCAGCCTCTAATCTATGGGTTCTTTACCAAGCAGGGAGCTCCTTTTAAGCTATACCAGCCTCATAGCAAGACGTGCAAGTACTTTAAGGTAAAATCGTACATCGGGGGGGCAGACCAGCTTACAGGGAACGCAAGTACGCTTGTCGTTGTCGCAGGTATGAAAGACGGGGTATGTCTTATGCAACTTGGGATTAAGGGAGTAGAATTTATATTTCCTGATTCAGAGAATGTACTCCTTGATGCAGCAACAATGAAACGTTATCAGGAAAGGTATACTCGAATCGTTGTTCTATTTGATTCCGACACAGCGGGGATTGAAGCGACAAAAAAATACGAAGAAAAGTATAAAACGGAATCTGTATATTTGAACATGACTGGGGGTAAGGACATCGCAGACTTTGTCGCAAAACATGGAGTAGAAAAAGTAAGAACAGAGTTAATAAAATTGTTGAAATAATGATCGAGACTCCACACTCCTACATTTACCTTATTACTAATCTATTGGACGGACGCATTTACGTAGGTAAGAAGCAAATCAACTTCACAGTAAAAAAGAAGTTGTCCAAGAGAGCAAAGAAGCTCCCTGAAAACAAACGTAAGCGAGTGATAAGAGTGTCTGTGGATGGTGGATGGGAAACATATTGGGGAAGTTGCAGGGAATTAAAAGAGGATATAGAAAAACTGGGATTGCATAACTTCAAAAAAGAAATATTGCAGACCGTACACTCAAAATCCCAAGCATCCTATTATGAACTTTGGTGGCAGGTAAAATTAGAAGTCTTAACTACACCCAGCTACAATGGATGGATTAAAGCAACAGTATATAAAAGCAAACTATGAAAAAAGCTATACCAAACGGAACTACAATATGGGTATCCTTCGCAACACTCCACAACTCCAAGTACTATCAAGCAGATTTGGGGGATCGCCCAGTTTTATATTCTGGAGTGATATTTGAATCCTACGAATTAGCAGACAAAGAAGGATTTTTCTATAATGTTAAATTTGACTTTTGCTCGAAGTTTGGACTTCGTGCTGATAAATTCAAAAAGGTTGAAAAACAGCTTAGTAGTAAAAAGTCTGCAAAAAAGAAAAAGATTTAATTAAATTTGAAATTCAAATAAACTAAAACCAACAAAAATTATGAGCACAGAAAAAACAATGCGAATTTATTCAAGTACGTGGGGACAAGAAAAATATGAAACGTTTAAGCTTTTTCCTATAAACAAAGAAGCGAACTTAATAGAGTGTATTTACGACGGAGAATCCAAGGTTCTTGCTATTATGGGAAATTTCATTAAAGACGCCTTCACAATGATGCAAAAAATTGACAAGGATGGAAACGGCGTTTACACCCAAGATTTTAAAAAGGTTATTGCTAAACTGGGGAACGAAAACAAAGCATTAGCTTGGGCAAAAGAAAGTGGTGTATATCCTTACGTTAAGGAACGAGTGTCCATTAAAGGAGTTAATGAGTACTACCTCACTAAGCCTTCCGAAATAGAAGAGTTTATTTTGCGTGTTGCGGAAAATGCAGACAGGTTTGATTATAAAAAATATCTGGATGCGCCGGCGATTGTAAAAGCAGAACCAGCAAAAGAATCTACCATCCTATCTCCTGACCAAATAGCAGCGGAGAGTGGTAAGAAATTATCGGTAGTACAAGAGTAAACAATTTTTGAGTGTTAATTAATAAGGAGGGGGTGTAATAGCCCCTTCTTCATCTAAAATAATTTGAAGTATGGAAGACTTTACATTTACAGAAGAATACACCGCAAAACTTGGCAAACAACTTGCGGACAAAAAAGACGAACTGATTAAAGAACGTCTGATAGAAAAAGGTTTCGAGCATATTTTATCTGATTCCCCCACACGCAGATTTAAACGAATAGTTGTAGAGAAACATTCTGACTACGAACATTGGTACGCAGACAACGGAACAGAGGAAGGTGTATTAATCATCTCCTTCAAAAACCCGGGATTACCTAAAGGCGCTTATATAAATAATGGACAGACTTTTGCTGCTACCGTTGAAATAGAATACAAATAATCTACGTGGAACTATGGTTAAAAATCATCAAATTATAGATTACGAAACGCTACCAAACCTTACAATTTTGGTCGCAGAACATTATAAAACAGACGAAGTAAAAGTATTTGTAGTACACGAATTACAAAATGATTTTCCTGCTCTTGTAGACTTCCTTGTTGAGTGTTGGAAAAACGGACAATGGCACGTATCCTTTAACGGGTTAGGATTCGATTCTCAAATTAGCGAATACATCCTGCGAAACAAAGAGGTGTTATTGAAAATGCCTCCACACCGGATTGCAGATACCATCTATCAGAAAGCTCAAGATGTTATCACGCGGTCAAACACCAAACAATTTCAAGAATTTCCTGCTTGGGAATTATCTATCAAAAACGTAGATGTGTTTGCTCAAAACAACTGGAATAATCCGAGCAAAATGACCTCGCTTAAATGGGCGCAATGCGGAATGGATTGGTTGAACGTTCAAGATATGCCGATTCATCACACAACCTTCATTAAAACGCAGGAAGAGCTTGATACGGTAGTTTCATACTGTAAGAACGACGTGTCCTCTACGAAACGTATAATGCAGTTGTGTAAAGACCAAATCAATCTACGGGGGGCGTTAAGTCAGGAATATGGTATCGACTTATATAGCGCATCCGAACCCCGTATCAGTAAAGAACTGTTCCTGCATTTTATTAGCGAGAAGACCGGACAGAAAAAGCATGAACTAAAAAAGATTAGCACCAAGCGAGATAAAATAAAAGTGGATAGTGTTCTACTGCCCTATATCAATTTTCAAAAGCATGAATTTAAAATGCTGATGAACAATTTTAAAAATCTTGTTATTGATGGTGCTAAACTTCGTGGAGCATTTAAGTATACAGTTAAGTATCGTGGAATGTCGATTGAGTACGGGATGGGTGGTTTACATGGTTTAGGTAAACCGGGAATATATGAAGCAAAAGATGGAATGATTATCATGTCTTCGGATGTCGTCAGCTACTACCCAAATCTTGTAATCAGGAATAAGTGGTCTCCCGCGCATCTACCAAAAGAAGTATTTTGCAGTGTGTACGAATGGATGTTTGAAGAACGAAAAAAAATACCAAAGAAGAATCCTAAGAACTACGTTTTTAAGATTGCACTCAATTCGGTATACGGGTTGTCTCTTGAACCAAATAACTTTTTGGGGGATTCGCAATTAGGGGTATCCATTGTTGTTAACGGTCAACTTTCATTAAGCATGTTATTAGAGATGCTTTGCGAAGCAATACCGGAAGCACAACCTCTTGTTGCTAACACGGATGGATTAGAGTTGATGATTCCAGAGGGGACTAAAGAAACTTATATGAGGGTGTGTGCAGAATGGGAGAAGATAACGCAGCTATCCTTAGAGCATGACCAATACAAAAAGATGCACAGTTACGATTGCAACAATTTTATCAACGAGTTCACCAACGGTAAAACCAAATGTAAAGGACGTTTTGAATTTGAGCCACATGATAAGTATGAAATCGCATCACTACACAAAAACAAGTCCTTTCTGATAGTACCTAAAGCAATATACCACTACCTGATTAACGGTATAGAACCGGAACAATTCCTACGTGATAATAGGAACATTTTTGATTACTGTGGGTATGTCCGCGCTAAAGGTCAGTGGCAACTAACAGAATACAACACAGGAGCAGACGGACTTGTGCTACGACCTCTTCAAAAAACGCTTCGTTACTACATTAGTAAAAACGGTAAGAAGATAATTAAAGTCAATAAAACCGACGGTAGAGAAATTAATATCGAAGCCGGTTTAACCAAGTGTGTTGAATTTAATTTGTATCAGAAGAAAGAGTGGGAAGAGTATGGTATTGATGATAAATACTATCTTGAACAGATTTACAAGGAATTGGAAACTATAAATCCAAAGGAGAAAGCACAACTTGAATTATTTTCATAATTAAAAACAAAAACATGACAACATTAACACAATTTTTACGAGAGAAAGGAATTTCTTTTCAAACAGAAGACGGATTCAACGACTGGTTGGTAGATACAACAGAAGCGGAAGTAGTCGCCGCTGTTAAGGAATACATGGAGTCAGGAATACAAATGATTAAAGTTATAATAGAATGAGCAACCCAAAACACATATTTTATGAAAAGACCGGTGAACCAAACGTAGTAGTACTTCACGTACCGGTTCATTATCCCGGACCTTACGAGCAAGAAGATGAACACAATCCTAAGAAACGATTAGCAGTACTTAAAAGAGCCTTGCAACGTATCAGGCAGGAAATTGTAATTGCGAATACGCGGATTGAGCAGGATGAAATTAAAAATTCAAATCAAATTGACATCGAAACAATTATAAAAGAAGAAACGAAATGAAAACAGCAAAAAAGTATATTGACCAGAATGTAGAAAACATGAAACAAGCTCTTTACGAAAAGAACGCCATTCCTCTTATATGTGTAGCCGTAAAAGAAAATGAAGATATAATAGGAGTTTCTGCAATTTCTTTTTCAGAACAAATTTTAATTTTAGAACAGCTTTTGGAAACCACAAAAGCTGCCGCACAAAAACAAGATAATTAACGAACATATTAAATATAAAAACGGATACGAATGAAAGCTACAAAACTATTTGGAACATGTGGTATTTTATCTGTGATATGGTATATATTGGGTTACTATATTATAACTTTTTTTAATCCAAATTTACTAATTGTAAATACTATTTTCACCCCATTAATGACGTTTATATCATTATGGTTACTTGATAAAAAATTTGACATAATCTACTAACAAAATGACTCCAATAATCGACATCGCTAAAGAGTGGTTGCTGAGCTTGACGGCGAAAACAAAATCTCCTGAACCTATACTACGAGAATATAATGGTAAACAGGTTTGGGTTCATAGCCAAACTCGGTTTTACGCAATCGTAAGTGATACTGAGGTAGCGGAGAAGATGTATAGTGTTGAATTAAAAGAATTAAAATGACAAAACGGCATCATGCAGGAGTAAAAGTGAAGTGCACTATATGCGGAGAAGAGAAGCCGTACACAAAAGAACACTTTTGGGGAGACAGTCGTCCAAGGAAAAACATCATTCCCCCTTATAAGGAAGGGGAGAGACTCAAAATGCAGTGTAAATATTGTATTAATAAAGCCAGAAGAGAAAAAAGAAAATTGGATAGGGCAAGTCGTAAATATTGTCCGGACAACGAATTAAAAAAGATCCTCCGTACAACGCAAATGACAAAAGAAATTGCGGAAACGAAAAGACTCCAGCTTATCCTGAAGGACAGAGCAAAACACAACATAGGAAATCACTTAATATTCAGAAGTAAAGGAATGTACTGTTTACGATGCCATCAGCAACAAAAAATACTATATCCAATAGGTATAGAGTATTTATCTTCGTTAATTGAATTGTTTAAGGTAGCACATTCCCATGAGCACAGCACAAAGTACTGAAGACATACTAAACACGTTACAAGGCTGTATTCTATTAGGTGAGGACGGAAAGAAGTGGCGCTATTATAACCATACGTATTACAACGATAAAGACATAGAGATAAGATTTGTACGTGGATTTGGAGCAGTGGAAGAAAGGAAAACAGAAAAAACTACATTCAAGGATTTATGGTACTTGCTTAAAAAGTATCCAATAGTAAAAGGTAAAGAACACGGAATCATACACCAAAAACATCCACTACAAATGGCAGAAAAAACAGAAAACAACTTAAAAGGATTACGCAAACACCTATTTGATGCAATTAGAAAACTCGAAGGAGGGTCAATGAAAAACGAAGACGCTAAAACAATGGCGCAAGTAGCACAGGTTATTATTAACTCTGCTAAATTAGAAATGGATTTTAAAAAATTAACTGAGGACAAGTCCGGTGTGGATTTATTATTGTAAAAAATAACTGAATGACAACAAGAGAAAGCTTATACATAGTTTGGAAAACTGTTGCAGCAAAAGCAATACAAAGAGGCAATCTACACTTTGAAGATGTGCCTATAGAAGAGAGTTGGAAAACTTTTGAAGGATTTTATGAAGACAATGTTTCCCGCTATTACAGAGCGAAAACAAAATGGAAAAATTATCAACGAATAACTCCTGTCAACAACACAGTCAAATATAAAATGACACACATCATTTTTATCAGAAAAGTGCCCGGTTTAGGGTTTACAAAGAAAAACACCTGCTTTACCTCGGCATCTGACAGAATGAAATTTCATAAAACATCAAGAAAAATAATGCTTGATAAAAAAGTATTGGGAACAAGAGATGTTTTAAACATTTTAAAGAAAAAAGGAATCCCTATAAGCGGCATACAGGTTATATCCTCCAGAATGTCAAAAGGAGAATCTCCTTTTATGAAAAATAACAGATTAAGAAAATGGTTTCGGAACGGGAAATATTCATCATTAATAGAAATAGCAAAAGAAGAAGGTGTGCCCTACACATTCTTAGCACTCAAAGTAAGTTCCAAAAAATTAGAGCTTGAAGATGCAATTAAACATTGCCGAGATTATGTGCGAAAGTTATATTTATTTGAAGAAAAGCAACTCCTCCCCCACGAAATTTGTAAAATATTGTCTAAGCGACATAATATTAAAGAGAGCGTTATGCTGTCAAGATTTTATAGATATGGATTTGATATAAACAAAATGATAATAAAGAAATCAACGAGCAAATATGCGCCTTACCCTAAAAAAGTGATTGCTGAGAAAGAGGGAAGTAAATTAGAATTTAATTCTATACGAGACGCTGCAAGAAAATTAGGACTAACTAATGGGAACGTATCCCGTTATGTAAACGGAAAAGGAAGACTTAAAGGTTATTCTTTTACACTATGTTCTGAAGAAGAGGGTAAATAAGACTAAAATCAAGAGGAATCCATTAATTTGGGTTCCCCCCCTTTTTACACGCGTTACTTAACCGTCTGTTGCATAGACATAAACGTTTTAAACGCTGTTACAGGGTCCATGTCCTTGCCCGTAAGTCCGGTACTACTGATAAGATGGTTAATAATCTTAGCGTGCCCTTCGTCTTGCCAATCATAAGCATCACTAACCTTACGTTTATAATATGCGCGATCATCACCGGTTGCGAGATAAGTTAAATCCTGCACTACTTTAGAAAACGTTTTTAAGTTCGATCCGAAGGCAGCGGACTGAATATCAGTCACATAGCTTGTATATTGCTTCATTCCAGAAGGAAGATAAAACGCAAACTGAGCATTCTCTTGGTGTGTCTTTACTAAAAGCATTAACATGTGCTGTTCGAGGTACCCCGCAAGATGGAAGTCTTCTGCACCCACAGCTCCGCTTTTTGCACGTAACTTCTTATAACGGTCCGGGTCATCTTCATCCCAATCGAACAGAAGTGATATTAACAGGCTTATTAAAGCAATCTGAATCCCCTCCGCTCCCATCATTATTGCAGCAGTCTTTTCCTTCTGTGTCATAAAGGGGAGGTTCTTTCCCAAATTTTTGATAGTATTTCCCAAAGTCTTTAAAAAAGTGATGTAATAGCCCTCTTTTGTGTCCCCAAGCATGAAGTCTACCCGACCCCTCGAAGTGCCTTTAAACATGTTCCCTGAGTGTCCAAAGCGGTTTAGTAACATAGCAGGCAACCAAGTCTTCAAGAAGCTCGCAAACCGATACCAAAGATATTTCTTTGCTTCAGGAGATTCCTCTTTTCTCATCGCCCCGTTTGCGTTACTTATTACCTGTTGAATTTCGTTCTTATTTGCTAAAAACTTTTCCCCGACTTTTTGATTCCCCTCCTTATCGTATGTGATGCCTTCACTTGGATCTATACCCTCCTTCAACTGAATGTTTCCATCCTTATTGACTTCCCATGCGTCCTGCATGGAAATGTATTTCCCATTTTGTAAAACCCTCTTATGCGCTAATGTTCCATAAAATATCTGCAACGTAGCTTGCAGTTCAGTTCCTCTACGAAAATCATTTAACCACTTAAACTGTTTTATGTCATTTACCAAAGTACGAGACATAGATTCTCCTAATTGAGATTGTGTCTTTCCTGCTGGATCATAAATCTCCATCATCTGCACAAGAACCGGTTTAGAGCCTTGTGTATATATTCCTGACATAATCTGTGACATCGCTACACTGGACGTTTTCTCTGCCCCAAGAAAGGATTTCCAAGTCATGTGTTCCCCCGCTACAGCAATGATCATTCCCTGAAATTTAGCTGAGACCGCGTTACGGATAGCCCCCGGTATGTTCATAGCAAGGTATACTAAAGAGGATTGCTTAAACAAAGCACCTGATACGTTCTGAGCCCATACAGAATCAGAACCAATACCCTTGTTCACAACGCCCTGAAACTCTCTTTCAATGAAATTGTTTACTGCTTTCTTTCTAATGTAATCATCTTTCTTCCTCCCCGTAAATTGTAGAATGTTGTTTCCGGAAAGTTTCTCCAAAAGTGCTGCGTTACCTCCCTCATTAACCGTATCCTGAATCGCATTAGCAACAGGAAGCATCTGTATGAGTTTGTTCTGTATTTCCCCGGACATCATGTAACGAAGCATAGTGTATCCTATATCTCCGCTTGCCTCATCTAAATCGAGGTTAGCAAATCCCAATATAGGAGTCTGTGCACTTTCGTCGTCCAATATATCTAAACGTATTAGGTTATTGTTTATATCATTATTGAGTCCAATACCGTTTGCTTTCATGCCCATGAAAAACTCTTTGATACGGTCAATCAATCTTTGTAGAAGATTTTTACTTTGAGCAAGTTCTACTATGTGTTTAGGAAAACGAGGCATATCATACCACATGCGACTATCCCGGTGCATACCTTCTTGATGCTTTAGATGGAATTCCTTCATCTTTTCCAGCACAGCAAATAACGCAGGATCTTCCTTTTTAATACGGAAGTATTCTTGATTTACATATCTGTCATCAGGAGCGCCTTCCGCTTTACCCAACTTAGGCAACCACTCTCCGCGATTGTCCACAGTCTTTCCTACAATTTTGGAAGTACGATAGTTTTCCATCTGAGTTCCATCAGGATTTTTCCCAACTCCGTCCTTAACTAATGTCCTGAAATACTTCATCGCAGGTAATCCCCTTACGGTTTCCTGTTCTCCGTTAATATTGGTTATAGTAGTAGTTTCATAGTGCTTGTCAAGTATAGGACGAGTGACGTTCCACACCGGTACACGTTCCCACTTAGTTTCTTCCTCGAATGTTTCCGGATTAGTTCCTGTTTTTTGCAGGTGATTTGCTTTAAACCAAGTTTCAAATTCCTTGGACTGTTCAAATAATTCAGCAAGCACTTCATTCTTTTGAAGGGTGTAAGCAGACTCCCGGGTGATCACAGGAGAACTTAATTGTCCTCGCAATCTTTCCATATCCATTGTGGATAACCAATTATTCACAGTGTCTACGTAATAATCCGTAGGCATTTTTTTCTGCAAATCGTTTAGCTGTGCATATAATTCAAACAGACGGAGCTTGCTAACCCAATCAAGTCCCAAACTACTCTTCTTGTCCATAAGTTGCGACATACGCGCCTGCATCTGAGGGGTTGCGTCCCCTTCACGTAAAGCATCAAAAACATCATCAAGTTCTTTGCCCTCAACCTTACTCAATCCATTAGCTTGTAATAATTCCCAACGTGCCTTATCAATTTGCTCGGTAAGTTCTTTTACTTTAGCTATTTTTTCCGCAGTCATTTCGCTTCCGATTGGATGTCCATCCTGATCTCGGTGTCCTCTCAGGAGAAGGGTGCGTTCTTCTTCAAGCTTCTTGATATTCATCTTAGCAAGAACCTCATTAGGAATGTGCGCTTGAATACCTTCTATTTCGACATAAATCGCCTTTAGTTTTTCATAAAAAGAAGGTTTAACTACTTCTCGAAAATTAACGTCCTTCCATCGTTGTACGTTAAAGTTATACGAATCGCTTCCCGGAACAAAACCTCTTTCTACAAGTTGTTGCTGAAAATCAGTATATGCTTTTTGTATCTGACCGGGAATCTCTTCCTGATACCCAAACTTCCTCATGGTGTCAGAGTACTCCTTTAATCTCTCAGCTATCAAAAGTTCTTCCCCTGTTTTTTTACGCCCCCCGTCGTCCGTAAGCGAAGATAATCTTCCTATTTGTCTCCAAATCTCAGCAATGGATTCTTCATTTCTTAAAACCTCTTCTATATCACTTTTAATGCCTACCTGCAACTGTTTAATTTGGTTCTTTAAAAGTTCCCTACGAAGGTTTCCTTCTCTACCAATTGCATCTTTAGTAAGTAAATCCTGTGCTGCATAGTATTCAGGAAGGTATTCGTTGTGCCAGTAATCCCTGTTGTGCTTTTGCCAATTAGCTTGCGCTAACGCTAATGCTTCACGATCCTCTTTTGTATGAGTTTCTTCGTACTTAGCGGCAGCTACTTTAATATCATATCTGAATTTATCTTCTGCCTCTGCTGCACCGGTACGTTCATTGGTAAAAACACGTACCGTAACCTCTTTTCCCTCTTTATTGATTCGCTTTTCATTAGTAGAAAGCAAGTCTCCCAAAAAGGATAGATTTTTCTTATCATACCTACTGCCAAGTGCTTCTAACAAAGGTTTTAATGTGTTACCAAAAACATTCGCTTGTGCCTGCGCCTTGATGGTAACATCTGTTACATTATTTTTTACGTAAAGGTGAAGCGCCCCGACAATTTGATCCGTATTATGTCCATACCCTTCAAAAAAGGAGTTTAACATACTTGCATCCTTAACTCTGCCATTTTCATCAGTAAGTAAACCGCTTAACGCTTGTCGAATTGTTTCCGGAGTAACTTCTGAATTTTTATAATTTTTAGTCCACTTGTCTATTGCTTCCTGTCCCGCTTTACGACTTCCCTCTGTGGTTGCTTTGGATAGAGCGGTTTGTAATACTTTTAACTGCGCTTCATAAGCACTCTTCATCTTCTCCATGTTTGGAGTTAGAATCTCTACTACCGCATCTGTAGCTCCCTTTTTAGCAATGTCATTCAAAGAGTCTTTCGCCCCTGAAAGATTTGCATTTACATCCCTAACTAAATCATACAAAGCAGAACCTTTATCCTTCAATACTTCTTTAAAATTTCCCATGAAATCTTCCCAAGGACGCAGAAGTCCCCTATAGTAAGAAGCCCTTTGTATGTTATCTTTACTGTTAACGTCAGAAGAAATGTTCAATAATCCCTCTCGGATGTGTTCTGTTACATTTTTAAGTGTCTCTAAACTTTTCACTAAAGCTGAGGTTTGCTGACGTTCAAACTCTACATCATCCAACATTAAATCGAGATCTGTGTTGATCTTACTTTGATAGCTTTTTAAATTCTTACGTATTTCCTGCAACTCGCCAGCATTGTACTTATTGACTAACGCTCCGAATTTTGCTTCAATATTATCTGAGTTTTTAATTTGATTGATCTGCTTCAAGACTTTATCATAAAAGTTATCTACTAACTTCTGCCTATCCACAGTACCAACTTTACTCATATCCTCCAAGAACTTTTTATTGTCCCGGATAAACGCAGCCACATCACTCGCACTAACCGCTTCGGTATTTATTTTAAAGCTGTCTCCTTTAGCAAGCATCTCTGCAAGGTTGTCGAGAGTTGTTTCTAATCCTAATTTTGATACATCAACTTTAAAAATCTTACGTAACAACTGACGGAACGCAACCAAAATATCTTTGATAACTTTTGCAAATCCTTTTGGTTCAGCAAGAGATTGTAGTTGTCTCTGTGTCGCCGTTGTTAATGCATGTACTAAAACCTCCTCCTTAAATCTATCACTGCCTTCTTCTAATTCAGGATAGCGCTGCCTTACGCTGTCAATCACCTCTACTCCTTCCGGTGTGTTTAAAAGGTCTGTATATAACTTATCAAAAAGTTTTGGATTATCTACGGAAATACTACGGAGTAATGGATGGGAAAATTCATGTAACGCAATTTTGGTGTTTAGCTTTTCCTTTACATAATAAACTTTTCCTCCAAAGAAATAAGCAGGCTCTCCATTATACGGTGCTGCGGTATCTTTTAATCTTTCTTTAGATGCTTCCTCTGTTGACTCTTCTGCGTCGATTCCCACTTGTGCTGATAGTTTACGCAATATTTCTGCGGCTCGGTCTCCTTCGCTGTTTTCAAGAGATAATTCTTCCGCTTCGGGACGGTAGTATGCAGCTCCTTCGTCTTTAGGATTATTAACTTCCACCATATACGCGTTAGCAGTCTCACGTATGCGTATCCAATCAATATTATTTTCTTGTAAATACTTAGTTAATTTGTTGAATTTAGTTTTATCCTTACCCATTGTTTCACGAACAATTCCGGGCTGAGTACCTCCTGCATTTACGGTAGTATCTTTTTTAGGAATACTATAAACATCTTCTCCTTTATGAAAGCGATTTTTAGAAATTAATCCTAACGATTGTAGGTGCATAAGTGTTACCGACCTTGATTCGGAAGGCGTTTGTCCTCTCGACCCTTCCAGCGCATTTGCATAAGGATTAAATGTTTTATCTTGACGTAACTTCTCTATCACTTCTTTTGGGGTACGTACCGTATTATGGTACTCTAAAAAGTCTTTTACTGCTTCCCACTCTGCTCTATCTCCAGTAATTCCTTTTAAGTTTTCTACCAAAGATTGAAATTCAGGGAACTTTCTTAAATCACAAATGCTTATTGCCATATCGCTAAAATAATAAAATTATTTAATAAAACAGGAATTTAGTATTTCTTGGATTTCCTCGTCGTTGATTGGTTGTGGTTTTATTTCCGTTGGGACACTACCTTCTGCCGCAGCAGTCTCTTCAACAACCGGCTCCGCTTTCTCTGTGGTTGGTTTATCCAAAGTCGCATTACTTAAATAATCCTTACTTCTAACTCGTCCTCCGGGATTCAAATTATTCATCACAAATTTATCGTAGTAATCCTGCAGAATCTCAGGACTCATTTTCTCCTGCCACTCTTTCGCAGACTTCTCTATGAGCGAGATATATGTTTCCAGAGGGACAATTCGTGTCATAGAAAATGCAGACTTGGTATTCATTCCTGATTGCATAAAAGCAACCAAAGGAAATCTTGCGAAGAAATTACTAATACGTTCGTTCTCCTGTGCATCCTCCACTTTAACCACAGAGTTATTAGCAAGATTCACCAAGTTCTCATGGAACAAATTGATTTGGTTTTTGTCTACACGACTGTCGTTTAACTTCAAGTTACGATACCCAAGTGAAGCATCAATCTGTAAGTTCTGCAATAGGTAGTATTTATCCAACAGTTCAGGATATTGGTCACGTATCTGCTTAAACTGATCTGCATAACTGTTCTGACTCTTTAATAGTTTGTAAGGATTCAGGATATTGTCCAGTGCTTTGTCCCGGATAAATTCCTCATAAGAACGGCGCTTCATACGCTTTTCAAATGCTCCCGTAGTTTCTCCTTCTTTCTTGTAGTCAGTTAATTTCAGGTTCTTCTGCACTTTAGAAAGGAAATCTCCATCCTTTTGAACATCGCTGTACGGATATAATGCACGTAACGATTCACGTTCATAAACAAAATGTACGTACTCCTTTTCGAGTTTAAAAGCGTTTTCTCCTACCGGTGCTAAACCTTGTTTTTGGTATTCAGAAACGATCTTTTCTCCATCCTTATATTCAGAATAGTTCCTACTCTCAAAGTCTTTATGTAGTTGAGATTTATCTACGTACAAAATATCTCCCTTAATAAACACACCAAACTTTAAATTCTCAACTTCCTGTACCGGAACTTTATCAGTTACTTTACTCCCTTTGTAAGAAATAGTATTTACATCAAAAGCACGTACTGAGTTTTGGAAAATGTAGTTCACCAAATCACTCTTGAACGCTTCGTTAAATTTAGCCTCAGAAGGTTTACCGTTCTCATTATAGGTCTTACTGATAGCATCATTCTTATTGTAAATACTACGAACAAACTCAGTTAAAACTGGATTATTTCTTAACTTAAATAAATCTTGGAACATACCTAAAGTAAAATCCTGTATTGCGTAAGCGCCTATCGTAGTGTTACCTAAAATACCATCTACTACGGATGCAGGCATAGCGTCACTCTGCTGCAATTCCTGTATAGCACCTGTTTTGTCCTCTGCTTCAAAAAGGTTCGCTGTTGGAGTGGTATCAATGTTTGTTGTAGTGGTGGTAGCGGTTAAACTCTGCGCCATGTTCTCAATCTCGATGAAATGTAAGAATGCAGCACGTTCTTCGTCCGTGTACCCTTTATGCTTATCTGCAACGTTTTTAAGCAGCGTTTCTTCTTCAAGAGCTTTTGGATGAGCTTTTGTCATATCCAAAGTTTTGTAGTAGATTTCTTTTTTACTTGCGTTACCCATTAAAAAACCATACTTAGGATCTTCTAATATTTCAGCTAATGCTGACGATTTTGCTGAGAAGGAATAGCTCTTACCTAATGCCGGAGCAAAGGTACTGTTGAATAATTGTCTCTGTCTTACGTATTCGCGCACCAAAGGCTGTGATACTAAATACACAGCGTTCTTTATTGGAACACCCGCTTCCACCATAAACAATAACGTACCGGTTATTTCCTTGTTTGCTTGCAAGAAGAATACCCACGCATCCTTAGCAACATCAAGTCCTCCGTTAAGCACCTGTGAAATAACCTCTGCAACATCATTCACATTGTTTGCGTCCTTTAGTCCTGCTAATGAAATAACTTTTTTACCGTTAACCTCTACGCTATTATGCGGCATCAATATTTCCTGACGAGCATCATAATTCTTCTTTCCAAAAGCCATCTCTGAACGTTCTGCATTCAGATGAGCGCCTATTGCATTCAGGATAGGGTTGTATGCATTATTCACTGCGGTAATTCCCACGATTTCCTTACCAACTGAATTGTACTGATGCTTGTTTAAGTTGTACAGTATCTCGAATATCTGATTTCCTTGCACGCCTTTTTTACCGGTATATCCTTCCTCCACATACTTCGCCATTTCCTTTGCAAGAGGTTCTACGAGGTTAGTGTCGTTCGGACGGATAAGGTTAGCAAAGTTTTCAGGAAGCTCCAACATATCTTTTGCATGCTGAATAATATTGTTTTCTACTATTTTGGATTGCTTATCAAATCCCTTAGTAAACTCCGCTAACGTTTTTATCTTACCTTCTTCCAGCAATTGTTCTACTAAATCCTCATTCACACTTGAAACATCCCCTCCTACACGGTGAGCTATTGCTTCTGCGAACTTGGTAAAAGGCGTAAGATCCTCTAAGCCTTGTGTAACAGCCGCTTTCGGTGATACCACTTTATCACTCTTTTCAACTTTGAGGTCTTTATATATTTCATATAACGTCGCTATTTCTGAATTTTTATACTTACGCAATAACCCTACCTTACCGTTTACAATATGTAAATGAGGCATCATCATGGGCAGTTTATCAAAATCATAATCCGTTCCTGACTTAGAAGTTATCTCAGGAGCAAGTACAATAATATTCGCGCTGTTTTCAGGTAAAAACTCTAATACCTCTACAAACTCCATAGAGTTCAATCCCTGCGTTGGGATACGTGCCCCGATCATTGTAACCATCTTACGGTTATCTTCCTTGTCCAGCCACTTCTCATCCTTTAGGAGCGCATTTAACGCATCGAGTTTACTTATCTTGTCTACGTTAGACTTCGCTACTACATCAGGATGTTTGAGTAATTTCCTGAACTCTCCCTGTAATGAAATCTTACATTTAGCTGCTTTGGTCTTTCCATCCGCACCTTTATGATAAAAAGATAAATCACTTGCTCCATATTCAGCATTCTGCTCCGGTGTTGCTTTCTCAAACCCGGCAGAAGATACCTGCACTAACCACTCTCCGTTCACCTTGTAACGTACAAGGCGCTTGTTCACAAGGGCAACTAATATTTTTTCTATTGGATTCGCACTTAATGAAAAAGACAAGTCATGCTTTAATTGTCCAGCGGCATTTATCTGTAAAAACTCCCTTTCATGGTCTCCAAGTTCCCCGCGTTCAAGTTCCTTTTCAACAAAGCGAGCCAAAGATTTCATATCCCCTGTTGGCTTACCATCCTTATCAAGTGTCCAACCCATCTCATCAAGAAGTTCTTTCTTCTTGATTTCCCCGAGTTTAAACACATCATCTAAGAATGCTTGACGATAACTATAACGAGCGGATGCATCACGCTTCTCAGCTTCTTTTAATTTGTCCCACGCTTCTTTTCCTTTAGTGTAATCTGTGGGTACACCGTTCTCCATTAATCCCAAATCAACGAGTTTACGAAGCTGTGTGAAGAAGGTAATGCTCTTCTTGTACTTCGGAGCTACTTCAATTTGGTTTTTCAAGTACGCTGCGAAAACAGTATTCTTAGTAAACGGAGTGTCCTGAGAAATTTTGTCAACTTTACCGTCCTTAGTAATAGTTGAAATTTTAGAACCGGATTCAAATAAGGAATAATCAACCCCCTCCTTCATCATTTTGTCATGCAACTTTTCAAGATTGGTTCCTTTGATTGCATTTGGAATTAACGGGAATAAAGAAAACTTATGCAACGCTGTCAAAGGCATTGCGCCCCCTTGCATTGCTCCAAAGTAGGACATCTTACGTACCGGGAAAAACTCCATAACTTTTTCGTCAGGAGATATTTCGTTCTTCACAATCTTTTGATACAATTCTTCCTGAGTCTTTGTCCAATCTCCCAATGATTTCGCTACAATACGATAGAAGTCAAAGGTAATCCATCCTTGTGCATCTCCTACGTTCACACCCTTAGCTCCGTATTTATTCGCAGCTTCTTCTCCACCTAATGCTTTTACATATTCATCGTAATATTGCGATTGAATCTTTACGTCCGCAAATACCGCAGTACCTATTGTACCATCATACGCTTTCTGTTCTATACCTTTTGAAGCCGCATAAGGACGTTTTACTTTTTCATTTATATGAGCAATAAACGCATCATCCGTAACTAATAAATCACCGGTTGAGTTTGCAGAGGCAATACGTTTTTGGTATTCCTCTTTGCTCATGTTGTACTGAGCGGGATCACCGAACAATAAAATACTTTCTTCAAAATGATGAATCCAATTATTATACACATAGGATTTAACCGCAGCTTCTTCCGCAGCTTTGTCAGTGATTTCCGCTTTAGCAACGCTTCCTGCTGCTTCCTTTTTAATACTTTCCAATAGTGCAGGAAATAATGGCATTGTTGTACCAAGCCGCCCGTCCGGAAAACGAGTTTCATTCAGCTTGTTCGTTACTCCCTGCGTTTGTTTTGTAAAATAGTTATCTACTTCGTTACGAATCTTTGTTACTAATACTGTTCCTTCTCCTTTTTTAAAGTAATCATTTAGCTTCACGCCATTAAGCTCCATATCAGAAAGCAGGTCAGCTACATCATACAACTCGTCTTTTGTTTCATCTGTAAGCACTCCTTCAAACATCACAAATTGACTACCCCGTTTAAGGTAGTTGAAATCAAATCCCGTAGTATCAGAAGCTAAAAGCTCCTTACAACGGCGTACCCTATCTAACTCAGATTTGATATAAGGAAATACTATATCGAATCCATCGTCATACCCCTTTGCGTTGAAGAAATTAGCAGTCTCTACGTAGAGTTTTTTTCCGCTTATCCAAAGTGATAGTGAAGTCTTCTTATCCGCAGCACGTACCAATTCAGGGGTACCAGCCATTAGTTGTAAATGCAGGTCATAAATCAATTTTGTTGCTGCATCCGCACTTGCTGAAATTACACCGGTATCTGTCGACTTCCCGTCTTTGGTTAAAGCAACTCCACTAAGGTTCTCGATATTTAACACGGCTCCCGGACGTTTAGGCGCTCCGTAAGCGTTCATATCGAAAATAGTATTCAACCACTGCGAGTTCTTAGAAAATGCGTTGTATGCAGCCCCATCAACCGTAACAGCAAGATAAGCCATGTGTGGTATCTTAACTAATTCAGCAAAACTATTTGCTTCATTAACTGCTTTTACAATCTGCGTAACAGAAGTATTCTGAGAATACTCGTATTGTTTATCTCCGACCGCGTTACTTACAGAAGCATCTCCTGAACCGGAAAACTTCTCTTCAATCTGAGCTAATATTTTAAAATCATCCATCCTACCGAACAGGTCTAACTTCGGATGCTCTCCTAAAAACATACCGGGACTTTCTATTGTATATCCGTTCTCTTTGAAAGCCTTTACGCGTCCCACATACCTATCAATGTGAAGCTCCCTGTCGTCAATAGCTTTCTGTAACGCTTTTCTTGCTCCCTTATCATCTGTTAGTTTAATCCCAAGTGCAGCTAAAAACTCAAACTCATTTCCTTTAACGCTTTCTGTGGTAGGATACTCATGCAGGATAGCATCCATGTCAAGGTAGTTTCCCTTTATACTTTGAACAATAAACTTGCTTGCAGAGGGTTGTTGTACCCCTGCTGCCCAGTTGCGTTGAATAGCTCGAAACCCATCGCTTGCTGCTCCTATGGTTGCATCAAAACGAGTCTTAGGTAATTTCTTACCATTCTTATCCTTCGTAACCTCATTTACCGTCATCTGTTTTAAATTGATGCGGTACTTGTTCATTGTCTGATAAAACTTGTTCCAGTTGTCTACTTCGGTCTCTGATTGTCCGGGATAGGACGGTGGTCCTAATTTTTCAAGAAGTTGTTTGATCGGAGGGTAATTATCTACCTCCGCCTGTAACGCTTCGTACATTTTCTGACGAGTGCTTAATCCGCTTGCGGCAGCTAAAATACGATTGAAACTTTTTCTGTATGGAGCAAGTTTTGGAACACCTAAAGAATTATATTGAACTTCTCCGTCTTTGTTTGTTTCATACAAGCCGGTAATCATATAGCGTACTTCCTGTTTTGCTAAATCATAAACAGATACTTCGTTACCAGATTTATCAAAAAACTTGAACCCATCATTCTCTGCAGCAGCAAGGTCCTGTTCTTCCTGAATATCACGCAAAACATCTGAGTTTACAAGTTCGGATTTAAACAAGTGGTATCCTACAACACCTACTCCGGGTTTGTTAGCCCTTATATTATCGGTATCGCCAAAATTACGAAGTGCATAATCAATGGTATCAAGTCTACGTTGTAAATCATTTTGGATGCTCGAATTGGTTTCCGTTGTTGCCTGCTCCGCAATCTCATTGCGAAGGTCAGATAAGCGTAGTTGTACGTACTCATAGCATTCTTTTAGTCCTTCATCAGTTGAAAATAATTCTGTTGCGTATTGATAAGTTTGTTTCCCCCTTAATTTATTTAGTTGTTCAACTTGTTCAGGAGTTTTGTTTGAAAGTATTTCCAAACGAGCTTTCTCTAACTTTTGCTCGTCACTCAATCCTTCATTTAAAAAATCAGAATATTCCGAAAACAGTGAATCCACTGTCTCCGCTATTAAACGAGAATTTTCGTGGTTAAGTGTTTTTTGCTCTTCATCCTTATTACTTGCTTCAAGTCCTTTATTCAGGATGTCGAAATTTGTATTTGCTTCCGAGAAAGTATACCCAGCTAAATCTCCTACACGTAGCTTTTTGTACAATTCGTGTATTGTAGAATTAGCTTGAGCATCCAGAGCGACTTCACTTGTGTTTACAGTTCCAAACAATGCTCTCAGGAAATTCCAAATCTTTCTGAATATGTTGTTACGTACAGGAGAGCCTGCAACTACCTCCCCTCCGGACAACATGTACCCCCGGAAATCTTCCGCAAGGTATTCTTCAATTTGCAGAGCCGTTGCTTTAGAGAACTGAGTTTTTCTTCCTGCGTAATCCGTAAAGGTTCCTGTTTTTTTACGAGCTTCATTGTATAAATTAGTTTTATCTTCTTTGCTTAAAAATCCTTGTGTAAATCCGTGCCATGCTTCGTGGTACAAATCAGAGTAGTCCGAACCTTTGTATAGTGTAATACCGCTCATTTCCCAAGTAGCAATTGAATTGGGACGCTCTTTATTAATAAAAGAAAACATTTGAAAGAACGGAACATGAACACTCATAGGGTGATCCATATACCAATCATGTGCTTCCGCAATTTGAGCATCGGTTGCTTTTAAGTTACCGGTTTTTTGCGATAGTATTTTGCTGAACTTGTTTTTATTTTCCTTACGTGCTAAAGCAGCCGCTTTAAAGTCTTTAATTTGCTCTGCTATCGGTACGACTTTAGTTTCTTTAACTTCCTTCTTCTCTGATTCAACTTTTGCTTTTTCGATAATAGGCGCAGTCTCCTGCTTCGTTAGCTTTTTCGCTTCTCCTTTGCTCGGAACAAACTGTAACGTAGGACTGGTAGTAACAATCTTGCCGTCTGCAACAGGATGAAATATCACAAAGTTTTCTTTTAAGTAATCATTGTATGCTTTACCTGTTTTAACAACAGTCCCGTCAACGATGTCAAATAACTTAAACCCGTCTTTATCGTTTTTATCTTTATTTAATAGTTTAAAAACTACGTTTTGTTTTGCAGGTTCAATCAAGTAACGCTTCTTTCCCACAACCACTACCTTATTAATATCCTTCTCGGTGTACTCGGATTTGCGTTCAATAGTCGTAAGTTTATCCGCAGTTTTTTTAGAAATTTGCTTCGTTTCTTGTATGCGCGTTAAGTACTGTAAAACAACTTTTGCTTTGTCTTCTTTGCTGCCTTCACGTCTAACCCCAAAAAGGTTTATGTTAACTGTCTCCCCAACGCCGGGGTACACATCAATACGATTTCCTGCTGTAAGTACGTAATGCTTAAATAAATCAATACGCTCTTGCGCCAAGATAGGACGCTTACCATTAGTTGTTTCTACCTGCAAATCATCTAACAAAATAGAGGTAAGGTTTGCTGCTAATTTTTGTGAAAAAACCGGACGTTCTATTCTAATATGTTTAACTCCGCCAAAATCAATAAAAGTACCTCCTTTTTCTTCCTCTATGGTTGGGTCACCTTTTACTGGTGCAAATACTTTTCCTG